CTAAATCTGTGCAAGATTCTGCATTATTGCGAAGTATGCAGGATTCTGCACTATACTGAGTAGTGCGAGATTCTGCACTCTTAGAGATCTTGGGAAGGGACCTGACGATGCTGATTAAGACCACACGCCAGGGTTGTTCTTCAATAATTCACGACGAGCATCAACTTCTTCCTTGCTTGCCTGCTCCCTCTTCCGAGCCGGTGGTGTGGCTTGCTTCAAAATGCTTTCCATTTTGTTTTCTCCTTGTTTAGGTGGGCCCGTTGATGGTGGAGCCCATACCATTTATTACTTACAGCTGCCCATGTCCAAACTCCATTCTGGATACAGGCTGTTGTTTCTGTGGTAATACCACAATGCCACAGTGCTTTGTTGGTCACCCGTGGCATGGTATGCCTTTGTAGGTAGCCCAGGTATGTTTTCCCTAGCGTATCCCCATATGTATGAGGTGAACTGATACCAACCCCCGCCCTTTGTATCATCAGGCTCAGGTTCATTCATGTGGTTACGACTCTCGTAATACCTAACACACGCAAAGATTTCTTGCACGTGCAAAGTTTGTTTCCACATAGGATCAGTCGCGTCGGGCCATGTGGCTGTTGAGCCGTGTGATCTCGTATCCCATTGCTTCAGCACTGATGGCATTGATGCTGCCCGAATAACTCTGGGCTGTGCCTTACTATACCACTGCAAATTCTTGCTGGTGATATCAGGAGTCATACCTGTCACATACTTAGCAGCAACCTGAGTGGCAGTGGCGGGCACTGGTGTATCAAGTGTATTGCCTGAAGTGTGTAGCATAACTACTGTGCTTGTGACAAAGGACGCTGAGATACACAACTTTCGCAGTGTACTCATGTACCTTGCTCCTTCCTTTTGTACTGCATTGGGTACTGCTGGGATTATTCATCCCTTCGGGCCATGGAGTATATAATACTCTCCATGACCCTGAGCAATGATCAATCACTTTCTTCAATACATTCATGTTCATTAAACCAATTTCTGGCTGTTCTGAATGTACCGCTTTTTTCTTTTTGACAAATCCCACAATGCACACTGAAATCATGCCATGGCAACCGACGACTATGCTTCCAATTGTATATAATAAGTGGAAAATCTAAGTAATCATTATAAGGCAGCTTTAACGTCTTACAATGCTTACACCAAAGTGGCAGTGCCCACAACACTCGTGGGTTCAACCAACCTGGCAAATCACGATGGATGTCAAATGTGGTATGACAATTAGGGCAACGATGAGGTTTGTCATTGTTAGCCTTCTTGATTTTCATTTGCCTCCTTTGGTATCGCATGACCAGGCACGTTGTGCACAACATGGTTGTGATTGCTCCAGTCTTTACGAGCTTCTTCGTGATCAAATCTCACAAAACCCTTAGCTGGAGGTTCATGCCATTCACAAATGAACTGATATTTAGTGCGCTTAGCCACTAGCGTCTCTTCTTTGAGACATTCTCAACACATATGCAAATGAGCCAAATGATCACAACGATGGCAAACCAATTAATCGTCATCAACTTGCTTGTTGAGATCAACCACAATAGACTCAATGCGCTCAATCTCATCGATTTGTTCTTGAGTCAATGCCACCTTGTCCATCAGCCAACACACTTCACCAATGCTTGTATTCAAGTCATTGTCAACGTCCAAGAATACATAAATCTCTTCTGGAACAATTTCAACAACCTGATGATAAGGAGAACGAGCAAGACGATTGTCAGCCCATTCTTTCATGGTGAATGTACCATTGTATGAACGACCAAAACTGCTCACCGTCCCTTGATTGATACCAATCACGTACAAATAGTGAACAGGCTGATCGTTTTCAACTGTTGTCATTCTTTCTCCTTCTTTTTAGTGGGAAACAATCTCCCGATTGGTAGTCCCATCGAGCCACCCAATAATAATCCATTGGGTGACTCTGTGGAAGCATCAATCGTACAGCTTGGCCCACACATTGAATGAACTGAGATCAGTCTTTGAATTGCGGTACTTCTTGATCTTTTCAATGATTTCATCGGCTCTTCCGAACGCTACTTCTAGCATCTCCGGAGTGAAGGGGATGTCTTCGATTTTCTTGATTTCTTCCCTCATCCTCTCCACAGAGAGCAAGAACGTGCCGGTGATGATTGACAACTCATCATCATCAAAACCAGCATCGATCAATCTCTGAGTGTTCAGCATTTTATTTCCTTTCTTGTTAGAGGCTAATCAATCTCACGATTGTTTAACCCATCGGCCCACCGGATCGCTATAACTCGGTGAGCCTGTGGATCAATCAATCATTGAATGTATCCATCGCGCGTGGGGCTATACAAATCCACGTGCTGATTGACTAACAGATGGAAGAACGACCAGTTGATCTTCATGGTATGGCAGCTGTTCATGTGCTTGACTTCCACGAGCTGATAGAACTGACGCTCTTCCTTCTTGATACTGCGGAAGAAATCGAATGCCTGATCCTGTGCGTCGTGTTCAGGTACCCACAACTTATTCACAGGAATGGTAACGAGATGCCTCCATGTACCACCGCTGGGGGCAGCTTCAATCTCCACACCGGCGAGCACATCCCACAAGTCAAACATACCAACGTGGATATGCCGAACTGACCCTGCAGTCTCGTACTTGAAGCACGCACTCTCAATTGCAGTTAACATACTTACTCCTTCTTGTTTGGTTTACTTACTAATGAGTTAATCAATCTCACGATTGTTTAACCTAGGGGTAGTACGAACTAGTGTTCGGCTCGTACTACCGAAGGTCAATCAATCATTTGTCCACACCATATAGCCTACGTTGGACAACAATGAATGCCTCGAGCACTCTCAAGAGATTGAGTTCAGCATCGCCTATCGGTCCGAGAGCATCCCAGTCATCATTCATCCATAGCTTTGTTCTCTCCATCGCTTTCAACAATTGTTCATCGCTGAGAAGAGAAATCATTACGTATGGATGACACTCACTCCTGTACTCACACTCGGGGCATCCATCGTGCCAGATCTGGCGAGGATCATACCCCTCCAAATCCTCATGGTATACATGACTACCCATTTATTTCTCCTTTTCTGTTGCCAATCTCCAGGCTTCATACTGATTCCACCGTCATCTTCCTGATCTCGTAGTTGTAGACAGGATTGTCCGGGTCTTCCTGGGTGATCTCCTCACAACGTGCTTCAACCCACCAAGCTACGCAGTGAGTCTCGATGTAGAACAGCATCCATCCATCCTCGAGAACGTTGCTCGGGCAGGCATTGGCCAGGATCTTGTTCATCGCGTCAGCGGTGCCCATCTACTTCACCTTCTTCCAAACGTGAGTCTCCTCGTCCCACACCTGCTTGGGGCGGGGGAAGTCTCGCTGCCCACTGTTCTTGAAGTTACGGTTGTGCTTCTTACTTGCCACTTTTCCTCCTATGTTATCCTACATTTCATTGTAGGCCACGCACTATTGACCTAAGCCAATAGTGAATGGTATACCTTGAAACATTACCACGTGGGATCTACCGTGGTCAGAACCACAGTAAAAACTGCATTGTGGAGCTTCATCTCGTAATTCTTGTGTTCCTGAGCATCTTCCCGCTTGATGTAGTGCCGGTAGAGGGGTATACGACTGCTGTGAGCAAAGCAACTCCAAGCTCCGTAGAACCCCTCGGGGTCGGGGATAACCTCCTCCATCCATTGATCCTTCTCACCACGTCTGACCAATTCCTCCTGTCCGGGAGAGAATATATAATTGAACTCATGGCACAGACGGAACGGGTAATCCTCCCACCTCAAGCCCTGATACATCAATCGGCTGGAGACGTGAGCAATCACGGCGGGGAAACTGGAAAAGACACCCAAAAAACGGGAATCTATCCTTTCCCCATACTCCTCACCATCTAGGAATAGAGTGAATAACATATTTTTGTTTCCTTTCTGAGTTATCATGTGTTAGACATACTCAATAGACTCAATAGACTCAATAGAGAGTATAATGAATACTCAATAGACTAAATAATGAATAGAGAATAATGAATAAAGAATAATGAATACAGAATAAAGAGTATACAGAGTATGCCCATAATGCTCCACTTTGTACCACTATGCTCCACAAATAGTAATAGGGTGACATACAGGTGTGAATAAGAGAGAAAATGGAGAACTGGGCTCTCTCTACACTTACATTATACCTGATCAGAATACATTTATGAATAAGCTATTATTAGCCTACTTATATCACTTATGACTCATGAATAAGCTATTCTTGCATATTTATGCATTCTCATGAATAAAGCGGAGCAATACCCCCCTCTGAGGGGTGCCTTTTTGCATATTTATGCATTCTCATCATGAGCCTATGAAATAGCATGCTCAGTAAGCTAGTATTATGCTATAAGTAATCTACATTATTGGCCTATAAAAGCGGGGAAAAGCATGAGATATAACTACTTACTCATCAGTAACTCTCAAATTAAGCTAGTATTATGCCTATATTATGCTAATAAATAGAGTATATAAATAGCTTATAATATATAGCTTAGAGACAGTGTAATACTACTCTTGAATTAAAGGATGAATAAAACTCTCTAATTTATTTTATGTCTAAGTAGTCTGCTACGCCTCCCCGGATTATATATACTTATTATTACTTATATATATACTCAAGGAGGAATAGCCTAGCACTTAGCTAAGAGCTTCCCGCGTTATCTCATCTAATGATGACTTGGGAAAGAGGACGAAGGATACCTTCTTCACGCCGTGCTTCTTGTGTTGGAGAAGGGCGCTCCCGCCCCAGTAGAGCTTCCATCCCTCTTCGGGAAGGTCCATCCACTCTTCCAGACAGTTGAGAGCCTGAGAGAGAGACGTGAACGTCTGGGACATGATGCTCCCCTTGCGCCTGCGCAGGAATTTCTTCTCATCCACGTAGACGTAGAAGATGTCATCTTCCCAGAGATCAATCTCCTCTTGAATGTCTTTAATGGTCATTGGTACATTCCTTTCTTTCTTTCTTATTGATTTGAACTAATGTCTCCCGACATAGTCCCACACATTCCATTCGATGGGACACACGTATAACCTGTGATGTGTGGGTGGGCATTTTAACGTCATACCCAGGACGTGTACTACGGGGTGCTACTCCTGCGACTCAGTCGCCGCCGCAGGGGACTCCGCCTTGATGGCCTTGAAGACGTTCAAGAACAGAGCCTGCTGGTCCTCGCAGATGGACTCGACGAACGCCTGGTCCATGTCGTTGAGGAGCTCAACGTAGCGGTCCACCACGCCAGTGGCGTAGATGCGGTTCTGCAGGTCGTCGTACACCGAAGTGACGCCGAGTGCGACCGGGACACGCTTCCCGTTCTTCAAGGTGTAGAACTGCTGAGCAGCCCTGTCCTTGACGAACAGCTTGAGCTTGCGCTGAGCACCATTCTTGCGCTCGAGCCCCGACCACGGGCTGAAGACACCAGCCGTGACGAAGTGGTAGCGACGCAGAACCTCGAAGTACTGACGACCGTTGCCGTCCGTCAGGAGCTCCGAGTTGATCTGCAGCTGCTTCCGAGCCTTGGAGTAGCGCCCAGCGTACACCAACGCACGCGTCACGATTGACGAAGACTTGATGATCTTCGTGACCTCGCTGACGTGCTGACCGTACTGCAGGTCGGTGGTCGTGAAGATGTCGAACGTACGACCGATGTCGTAGTTGTTCTCCTTCCGTGCCCTTCCCTGCGCCGACCCCAACACCTGCAACACGGAGATGCCTCCGAGTGCGAGGAGCTGCGTGGAGTCCACGAGCATGTCGTGTTCCGCGCTGGCCGTCTCTGAGTCGATTCCGAAGGCAGTGGACGCGATGGTCCGTGCCTCTTCCTCGCTCATGAGGTCGTCGGTGATGATGTTGAACTGTGACATAATGCCACCTTTCATTGTTTGTTTACATCAGTTCCGCTGATGTGCCGGAATGTACCACATATGTGATACATCGTGCTCCAGGGTAGACTCGAACCACCAACTACTCCACCAACTGCTGGATCTGGAGCGACCCACTGCGGTACTACTTGCTCATGATCTCGATGAGGTCCTTCTTCTCACGACCGAATCGTCCCACGAACGCGCGACGGTACTGACGTGCCGTTGCCTTGTTGTACACGATGTGACCCTTGTCGTCCCTCGTGACCTTCGCAATCGTGGTCCTGAGGTACGGCTTGGCGGGAATGCCCGCCGAGATGACACCGTGCACCTGAACATCTGCCATAATAGGCTCCTTACTTGGTTGTTATTGTGCTAATGTCTCACGACATGGCACGCCCCACTCACGGGGAGAGTATGAGTGAGGAATGCCCTGCATTGAGACTCTTACCGAGTCTTGCTGCTAGGTGATCTCGGCCTACGACGAGGGCTTGTCTTCCTCGATGACGTTGACCGACTTGACGACGACATGGGCCATGCAGGGTTGGGGAATGTCCCCCTGTAGAGTGGCTTACTGTTGGTCGTCAGCTTGGGTAGGTTCATGATCTTTCACCTCCTTTCCTTACTAAAGTCGGACCATTCGATCACGGCTCCACGCACAATCACATTGGCATGATGTTCCATTGCGTAGTCACTGGGCCTTGTTGCGTCTATTGCAGCAACACGCTAACATGTGCATGGAGTGTTGTAACCAAAGATTCAATCAACAGTGCAACTATTATCGCATTCAGTCGCTCTGTGATTGTCTTGACTTACTGATTTGGTATGCGTTATCGTCAAGAAGTTCATAATCTTTCCCTTTTCTTGCTTTCAAACACGATCTAAGGCTTATCCTAGGATGTTACCTCAACATGAAATGCTAAGTGTATAATACAGATCCCCAGATACTAGTGAAATGTATATTTACTACTAATACAATAGACTAATATAATAGGGGTCCCATTATATAGGGAGAAAGTGACTTTAAAAAATAGCGGGGCCCCCCCTTGGCCATTTTGAAATACTCTGTGCTATAATCAACATATAATGCGCCACTTCATCCTGGACTCAGATAGTGTAATAGCCCGTTGATTCTGAAGTAGGCAATAGAGAGTCAAGTGCGTATCTGCGGGAGAATAATCATGAATTGGGACTACCGGTATTCTCATCAAGAGATACAGTCTCCGGAGGAGGATGAAGCCACTCTGGGCCATCTCACCTCCGTTCAACATAACACGATGAATAAAGAGTTGTACCAACCCACCCGCAAAAATATCGTGGAATTGATGAAACTCCTGGGCCCCCAGGGATTGACGCGGGAGCATAGACTCCTGCATCTTCTCGCCCAGGATCATACTCACATCTAATTCTCTCTATTAATAAACTCTATTAATAAATAGGAATTATAAATCTCTATCATGTATTATGTACTATGTATTGAGAATCAGAAATCTCTATCATGTATTGAGAATCAGAAATTCGGTAGTTAGAAGTAAATTAAACTAACAGTTGTACACAAACAAACATAAGGTTGTCCGCGTGAAATTCAATTCAGCCAAGAAGAAGACGGAGAATAGGGTCCCCGCCGCTCCGGGGATTGGGGTTAATTACCAGCCCGGTACTGGGTACGTCAGTCTTGACGTAGACCCCGAGAACCAGCTCGTTGGGAACGCCGTAAAGAACGCTGCGGGCGTCTACCTGAAGAAGCACCGAGAGGCTCATGGCCCAGATGCTGAACCGAGCGAAGACGCTCAGAGGCTTTTTGGTATTGTCAAGCACCCACAGACGGGTGAATGGCATCACGACCCGGCGTACGCCGCTATCCGGCACACGAATACTCTCGCTGACTATATGGAGCTGCCCCTGGTCTCTAAGACGTGGGGGAGGCATCCTAATGCCCCGAAGAATGTTGTTCTCGGTAATGGTATACGAACGCCCAGTATGCCAGTCGGTTATGACGAGAATGGCGAAGGCGTTATGGCCGGTAGCTATAAATGGTCGAATGGTAAGAAGGACCTGGCCAAACCCCTCGAACTGATTGGGACAGCGGACGCATTGCGTCGTCATGCTTACAGAGATCTTGTCAACAAAGGCGTTACTGACAAGGGAAAATACTGGGATCGTCTTAAGGGTCTAACCCACCTAGTGCACGGTCGTAAGGTGACCGATAAGGATCCGCTCCCAGAGAATGAGACTGAGCGTGGCAGCTGGCACAGCCTGGGTGAGAATGGAGAACCCATGCATCTCCACCTCCACGTGCAACACGTTGTCCACAATATGGCCAATAATTACGACATCGATGAGCAGCGTCTCCCCAAGGGGCCAGATGGTTTAGACGATCAAGACGCTCTCGAGCATGCTAAGAACATGTTAGATGACGCTAGGACATCCCGTTTTACCATGTGCAACTGCCCGCACTGTGCCATTAATCTTTCTACTGAGCCAGCGAGCAGTGTTTGGGATACCCAGCATCACGACGCTGCCGCTAGCAGCAAGGATCCGCTCGTAAGAGAAGCATATTTCCATGAAAATTCCTTCCCAATGGGTAAGGATGATCAAATCGGGAAAATGTCTGACCTTGGAGAGGTCGGAAAGCGGTGCCACCACCGGATTTTCTGGTCGAATAACGACGGGTCCTACGTCAACGGGAATAAAGACAGAAGAGTATATAACGAATCTCAGGAATTAATCAATCATATGGTTAAAATGCATCGGGAGGCGGGCGAACACCAGCAGAATACGCCGCCGACGATGCTCCATCCCTTCACGGGTCGGCCAATCGAGGACGAGCTGGGGCTCAGCGCCTTGGCCGAAGGTGTTCTTGACTGAGGAATGTTACTAAATTGTAACAAAAATATCCTCTTTACCCCTTGACAAGAAAAAAATCGCTATATATATTATAAATATAAGGAAAATAATGACTAAAGATTGTCATTGTAATCATTGTTTATCACTTAAAGATAACAATAATCTTGATACTAATCAAGACAGGGCTTCTCAAGCCCGCATGCTTAAGGTGAATACTGACAAAATTCAAGTATTAACTGATATAGCTCTCTCTTCAGGTAAAATACCTAGTAAAAATAGTAGAAAATTTACCGTATCCCTCTCGGATACGAGTGATGATAACGATTTCTCCATGGAATTTAGCAGAGAAATCAATATTTCCCTGTTTCAGGAACTTCTCTCTGGCCTTTTTGGCTTCGGTGAACCCGAAAACGATGATTCAGAAGCCCCTTTTGGCCTCGAGGACGAGATCATTATCTTCCAGAACTTCGAAGAAGTAATAAATTTCCTCAAAAACAAGAATAACAAGGAGGAATAACGCGTATGGACACTCCCGCCCATGATCAACACGTTACTCATTCTTATTGGGTTGCTTTCCCTGACCATCCTGAGCGCACTTCCGATCCACATTACAAGGATTTTAACGCTTACCGTCGCAGAACAAAGGATTCTGCGCAGTGTGCTGTTGGTTTGCACCGTAATGATTTTTCTGAATGTTCTCTAGATAAGCCTCTGGAGCTCCATCATTCGCACATCGAGTTCGCCATGCAAAATGGAGTCGATCTAAAATGGCTCGAAGTAGATTACCCCGGTGTTTCCAACCCGGATGAAGTCGGTGCATGGGTTGAGAGCGCAGAAAATCTCGTTTGGCTCTGTGAAGAGCACCATAGAGGGGCTATGGGAGCCCATAATGCCTCTGCAAGCGATTATGAGTCCATCAAGTACGTCAGAAGTCTTATAAGCCGAACTGAGCCAACACAGGGGGCAATGCAGGCATCCCCACCGAATCCTCCCAAGACGGTAATATGAACTGGAATATTCGCTACGCCTCGGAAAAGAGGGATGTCGTCACCCAACTCGAGGAAGATTACCCGGAAGACTCGCTCGATTGGGTCAAAAACGACGCAAAATGGTCTGGGCCAGAGAAAATAAACCCCGATGATGTCGATTACAGCAACCAAAGTAGTTGGCTAGCCTCTCATGAAGAGCAAAAAGTCAAAAAGTTCATGAAAAAGATCAAAAAAGGCAAAGAAAAGCCGGTTGTTCTTGTAAAAACTCCTAAAAATAAGAAATTTATCGTAATTGACGGTCATCACCGCGCCCTTGCCTACAAAAATCTTGGGAAATCACTTGTTGCGTGGGTCGGAGAGGTAAAAAAAGAAAAAGGACCGTGGGATACCTTCCACGATGAGCAAAATAAGGTCGAAGCGGTGGATAAATGAACTGGAACGACCGTTACATCAAGCAGGCTGGCAAAGCCGCCAACGATTTTTACAAGTTTCACGAGGAATTCAAAGAATTTCCTCCAAGGACCGTCGATTTGTGCTCAAAAGGTTCTGAACTCGCCCGCGCCGCGTACCATGAGACGAAGCAAGGCCACTTTCTCGGCCTAGCTAAACGTTACGAGAACCACGCTCAGTCGTTAAAGCCACAAGAGTCACAACAACCTCTTTTTGAAGAAGAACCCACCCGTAAGAACCCCCCAACCCCGTATAAAAACCCAATGTCACACCCCCATTACCTCGGTGATGGATGGATACCATAAGGAGAATCATGTCAGATCGTATTGTAGGTAAACTAGGCAAACTCGCTCCACGAAGGCCCGAGGGCTTGCACATGCTCGCCTACTATCAGGGCAACCCGTTGCCAGCCGCACCAGAATCAGTCTCAGTGCCAACTCTGGATGATTGGGGCATGCTGGGGAATGACCAATACAGCGACTGTACTGTGGCGGGAGCTGCTCACGCAAAAATGGCTCATGCCACCGTTTTGGGGATCTCAGAGACCTTTCCAACAGAACAGGAAGTAATACAATCGTATCTGACGTATACCAACGGTGCTGACAATGGCGCGGTAGAGGCAGACCTGTTAAAATACTGGCAAACGAATGAGTTTCTCGGTAAGCAGCTCTATGCGTACGCTCCTACAGACCACGCAGACTTTGATGAGTTAAAAAGCGTCATCGCTAGTTTTGGTCTTGCGTATATTGGCATTCAGGTACCAGCTCCAGCGCAAAGTCAATTTATGGCTAACGAACCATGGGATCTTACGGGGACTCCTGCCGATAATCAGATCGAAGGTGGCCACTGCATCATCCTCGTCGGGTACGATAAAGATTACGCATACTGTATTACGTGGGGGAAAGTGCAGAAGATTACGTGGAGGTGGCTGCAAAGCTACATGGAGGAGAGCTGGGCTCTCATTACTCCAGAGATCGTACAAAAGGGTCAATACGGGAATATGCGTCTTGATGAACTCACTGCTGACTTAGGAAAACTATAATGACAATTCCAAAGAGAACCGATGAAGTGCTTGAAGAACAAAGCAACAGAGTTCGCATTATTGCTAACACTGGCCCAATGCGTTATAAGACAGGTGGGGTTTTCGCTGGCCTTCTTGTAGAGGCAATGGTTGGAGATGACCGTGTTGGTTACCTTACAGCTGAGAAGCGTGGTAGCACATACGTTATGGATGGCGTTTACGTCGAGCCAGAGTACCGTCAGAATGGCATTGCAACCGATATGGTGCGTAAGGCTCACGAGACTGTTCCTATGACGCCATACATCTTGACTGAGAACCAGGTATACCAGTCAGAGATCGGTAAGAAGATTGCTATCAACGAATACCGAATGGTGACTGCAAGCACGATTGTTACTGCTGGGCCACTTCTTGCAGTACCTGAGTTGCTTGGTGCTGGTGAAGCTATTGCTGGAGCCGGTGAAGCTGCTGCTGGAGCCGGTGAAGCTGCTGCTGGTGCAGAAGAAACCGGTGGCATGGGTAGCATGATGAAGAACATGCCTTCAATGGGCGGAGGTTCCAAGGGCGATCAACAACAGGGCGATCAACAACAGGGCGATGACCTCCAGGGCCAACAGACAGTATCCCCTGCCGTGCGAGGTCCTGCTAACCCAATCATTAGCAGTTTTAAAACGATTTCATTCCAACCGATGTTTCCTTCTACTACCGTTCCAATGGAGTTGCCATCAATTAAGCCATGGACCATTAATTCTCCGGCAACAAAAGGTTTAGAAAAAGGTTATAGTGTCCAAGCCGAACCAGAAGTCTCCCGTGAGGAAGAGACAGTTCTTGAGGCTGAGACGAAAGGTTCTAATGGGGATAAGAGCCCTCAATCATCGATTACACCATCTTTGCCAGAACCTGAGCCTATGGGTACTAAACAAGATAAACAAAAAAGGCAATTTAACTTATCTATCAATTCTCCACAGCCAATTGTTAACGTCTATACACCTGCAAACCCCAGATCATCGAGCGCTAATAAATTATTTGAATTAATTATTGAAGATCAAAACAATTTTATTGACAATAGCCCAAAAAGAACGACGTGGGAATAGAGCGCGTTGTCAATTAAAATATCTTCTAATACGCAGTAGTGAATGATGAGATACGCAGACACTAGCTCGGGCAATTACGATAATGACGCCTCGTTATCGGGTATAGAAGCCCCAACTGAAGATGAAGAGAACGCTGGGTTCGGCATACCAGGCCAGTCTGCGGTAGGAACTGTAGGAAGATTTAGAATATCTAATATTGGCGTACAAGATGAGAATGCGGTTGAGAATACCGCACCAACTGGTTTAGATACCATAGATGTCACTGGTGAGCCAAAGACGATAGAGAATGAGGGACTGAGCAGCGTAAGCCCAGGATCCTTATCAACGATTATTGGAGCGAAGAAAATGAGTTTAGATGCGCGAATCGCTTACGTCATGGAAAATGGCGAGCCATTCTGTAATCACTGCGAGAGTACCTTCTTGCCGAATAGTTTAGGGCCACGTATGGCTTGCACGAACTGTGGTTGCGGACAACCGAACAATGATCATGGCGCTCTTAATGCTGACTTTGACCATGTAGAGGGCCCAACCGCTGGGGATCTCACACGTGGGAGCGATATTGTTAAAGAGGAAGTGAAAACGGGTAGCGTCGAAGAGATCATGGGATTCTTCACCGCCAGCGGTGATGCGAGCAAACTCTATTACCAGGGTTATCAGGATGCTATGGATGGTAAGCCTCTGGATGAAGACCTAGCTCTTTTAAGCAAAGACTATTACAACGGATACGAGCAATACAAGTTCTTCAACAAGTCGCCTCAACAAAGTGAAGGCCAAAGCCTTTATGACATTAAGCCTAACAGCAACTCTATCCCACGCCCTGGCCAGATCACTCCTGGAGAAGAAGACCGTGGGCCTCTTGAATTGACTGATGGTTTTAATAGTGCTACAGCTAGCAAAATTGCATCAATCTACCCAATTGATGTAATAAAGAAATTCTTCGAGGTATAATCATGGAAAAATGTCCAGTATGTATTAAAGGGAACTTGCTTACAAAATTAAGTAGCTCTGGTAGCGAAACATTCTGTCTTAGCTGCCGTCGTATTATTAAGAGCGCCACTTTCAATTTTGAATTTAAAGTAGGTGCGAACGCTGATACCGCTCAAGATATTCAACCTTGCAAGACCTCTGACTCACGACCAGGTTGGAAGGGTCCAGGTAAGAAAGCTGTTTGCCACCCATATACCGGTGGTGATGAAGACAGCGAGACCAAGGCCAAGGCCAAAGCGGTAGAATCCGCGTATGCCTTCCAACACAAACGTTCTGCTTCTAAGATTGTCAATGCGCTCGCATATTTTGAAGGTGCCCCAAGCTCTTTGATGCCACCATCTGGTGCCACTGGGCAGCAGGCTATGCCGAACCCATCGCCAACAATGCCACAAGACTTTAGCGCGACTGATCAGAGTCCAATCGGACAGGCGACTGCACCCGGTGGAATGCAGCCCGGTAATCTAAATGGTCCTAACCCATTGAACAGTGGGACAACTGCGAGCAAAAGACTTGCTGAATTAATTTCTGAAGAATTAGGACCAAGTTTTTGCACAGAACATATGTCCTATGATGGATGTAATCATAATCAAAACTCGCAATAGTCACTAAGGAAACAGAAAGATTCCATTATGAACTACGATAACATTGCAAAAGAAGCCAAACTTGCAGCCGCCGACACTGGCTGGTTTAATGGTACATCTGAGAGCATCCTTACACGTCTTGACAGACTTCAGGAGATTCTTGATGGCGCTAGGATGGCTGCTAGTGTGCCGACAGCATCGAACCACGAGCTCGAGAGATACGCTAGCATCATAACTGAACTTGGCGCGGAGAAAGAGCAGCTCGAAAAGCTGGCTTCAGAATATGTTGAGTTCGACACAGAGGATTATCTCAACAGCCTCCCAGGCGGCACTATTGCCAAAGAGTACCGCATCAGTTCTGCAGGGACGAGCGACCTAGGCGAAGACGATGGTAGCCTGCTTTATCGTACTGCTTCCTCCATCGAGGGAGAGTACGCCGACGCTGACTGGATCAACTTTGTAACGGCGGGCGCAGAGATCTGGGTAGAAGATCAGAGTACCCGGCTCCTGGACAGCCAGCTTGACACCCGTGAGGCCGCTGTCTATTACGTAGAGAAGAAGACTTTCCCGATTTTAGACACCGTAAAGCGTGCTTCTATAATTGATAACTTTGTTGACAACGTAGAGATTTGCCGCAGAGCTAAGAATGAGGGAACTCATTTCCAGAATGTGAAGAGCGCAAGCGCGAATAAATTGTCAGCCAGCTTTGCCCAAGAAGCCGTTGACTACGCATTTGGTGAGAACAACTGGTTCTGATATGACCGATCTGCTCGGCTTCCGAACCGTTGGTTCTGTAGAAGATGATACCAAAGAAGAATATAGTCTTATAACTTCTTTGAAGAAAATGCTTGCTGAAGCATATGTTCTTTATCACACCATCCATGGGTTCCACTGGAATATAAAAGGTAGTGATTTCTACGAATATCACAAATTCTTTGATGAGATCGTTAGCGATATTTACGATCATATTGATCCAATAGCTGAGAACATAATTAAGTTAGGTGGAGAAGCTCCCTTTGTAATGAGCGATCTCATAAAGTTAAGTGATATTGAAGAAGTTGGTCTTATTAGTAAGAAAAAGAAAGAGCTATCTGCTAAGTTCTATAGTATGAATGAAGAATATATACAGCACATTAAAGATGCGTTCAAGATCGCCAATAATAGTAATGAGCAAGGAGTTGCCAACTTTATTGCCGAGCGTATTGACGCCCATCAAAAATGGAACTGGTTCCTAAAAGCATCTATTGAGGGATAATGAATTCTATTTCAGACAACATTCAAAATGTAGTTGCATTATTAACTGCTATTACCAGCGGGCAAGAAGAATTTGCCTATGAGATGGTTCTAGAGAGTGACCCGGTAGAGTTATTCAGTGCTCTTACTGGAGTGTTGTTGAGTGCTTTGAATAGACTAGCTGAGCTTGATGGTGTTACAGTAGAGAATAAGCTAAAGACACTCGGAATGCTTGCTTTTAATCCAGAATGAGTGAAGAATTTATCTTGCCTGATGGTATAACATTTAATAATGCAGATTCTCAAGAAATAAATTTAGATTTATCTTTTGAGAAGATTAACGATACAAAATGCAATAAATGTGATATAATGCTTGAGGCTGTACTTATAACAAATTTTGGTAGGCATGAAGGAATCATAAGAATACCAAGCAATGACAATACAGTTTGGAAAAACTCTCTACCAAAGGACCGTGTAAGATCAATTAAGATTCTTAACGAAAAACTTTCAGAGAAGCTTGACAAACACAAAGAAAGACACAAAAATGATTAGGTACAGCACACAACCAAGCCAAGACTCCAACGCATTAACGGACAGTCCTACCTCACCTATTATGACGACAAGAGATAATCAGGGTCTTAATGATGGTGGGAAGCCAAGCCAGCAGGATAGAGACTTGCAGGACTTAGATGCCGAGGATGTCAACGACAACTAAGGATGACAGTGACCGAACAAGAAGCTGAAAAAGATCCAGCTACACATATTCTTATTCCAGACACACAAGCAAGAGAAGAAGTCCCGACAGATCACCTATCTTGGATAGGTAATTATATAGTTGAAGAATTCCATGATCAAGATGTGAAGATTATTCACATCGGAGACCATGCTGATATGCCAGCTCTGTCTTCTTATGATAAAGGGAAGAAGAGCATGGAAGGAAGACGCGTAAAGGCGGATATTGATTCTGCCAATGAAGCGTGGCGCATTCTTAACCAACCTCTATACGATTTTAATGACAACCGTCGTAAAACCAAACATAGCACCTGGAATCCTGAGAGATATATTACTCTAGGGAATCATGAAGACCGTATTACTCGTGCCACTGAGAATGATGCCCAGATGGACGGGCTCTTTGGCCTGGATGATCTTGATTACGAGAGAAGCGGCTGGCAAGTATTACCATTTAAAGAGATTCTGTGGCTAGATGGCGTTGCCTATAGCCATTTTTTCTATAGTCCAATGAATGGTCAACCATACAGCGGGAACATAGAAACTCGTTTGAAGAATATCGGGCATTCTTTTTCGATGGGTCATCAACAGACGTTCTTGTATGGTATGCGCTACGTGAATGGTGACCGCAGTGGGAATTGCCCACACTCTCAGCATGGTCTAGTGGCAGGTTCTTGCTACCTTCACGAGGAAAATTACAAGGGACCCCAAGGGAATGCCCACTTTAGAGGAATAGTAATCAAACACCAGGTATTTGATGGAAGTTACGATATCCAACAAATGTCTCTTGATTCGTTGTGCAGAAGATATGAAGGTATGAGCCTTGAACGATTTAAGAAGCTTAAGTACCCGCACATGTAAGTGATGGATTCTCCAAAAACCACACAACGCAAGAATTTTCGCTGCATCTTTAATAATTATGTCTCAGAATATAATAAGGATGCAGTAGTTCGTTCTGTCATCTCTCAATTTGAGGGATACTTCGCAGAACCCGAAGTCACAGTGACTGAAGATGGATTTATCCTTTCTCTCATGTTAGGGAGCAACCTCCCAGCATCGGTTGTGAGAGACAAGATCCTCTGGAACCAGTTCATCGAGAGTGTGTCCGCCGCAGACGCGATCCGTAAGATCCAGATTCTTCGCTTACCTCAATCTAGTAAAGAGAATGAGGGGACCGTAGGAGCATGGGGCCCAAACGGAAGTGATAGTGGAGTTAATGAGAAATTAGATATTCCATTGGACTTCGTACCTAAGTATAAGATCGATGGTGTGCCAGACGATCCGCTCGGATACCATGCGAGCGTCCATACCGCTGACCCAACCGGGCAAATGTTGCCAGAAATCTATGGACCAGGATCTGACACGGGTGAGCCAGTGGATGAAGACGTTTTGAGCGATGCCACTGACCTAGAATCAGCCGGTGGGCATAAAATACCAAGATTATTTAATGCTGGGTTCAGAAGAGTGGCAATCGATACGGATGTTGGTTCTGCATTCACCCTGAATAAACCAAATGGTTTTCAAGACGTGAACACACCACCAGAAACAGCGTTCTTAGACCAGAGAGCTAACCCTGGGACTGGTATCGGTGGAGGTGCCCCCATCAGTGGTGCTAGCTTCTTCGTATATGACCCACTGAACGCTCAAGGTACTGAACCGGGTGCGGAGCGCAATAGAGGAGATGCTTCGAGTGCTCCTCTAGGGAATATCTCTGCGAGTAAAGTTTCAGAAGAAGACGATGAACAAGGAATAAAAGGTCCATATGGTGCGGAGCTCGATGTCCTCGGGGTCGGTGACGAACCACTCGGTGGAGCTTCTTATGGATCATATTTTGGTATTAATGAATACTATGATTATGAAGGCGATATAGATGACTACGACATATAAGGTATATGCCGCAGGAGAAGCACCAAGTAAATACGTCCCCGGAGATTTCATCCTAGTATCGACCAAGGGTGTACTCGCCAAATTAATTAGGTTTGGTCAATTTTTGCGCTACCACGGCAAGATGAAACCATACGCGCACTGGAACCACTCAGCCATGATCATAGATGAGGATGGATCCATAGTTGAGGCAATTGGCCGTGGGGTTGTAGTAGATAACATAAGTTCTTACAAAGATGTAGAATATTATTATGTAAGTACTAAATTAAACAAGCAAAGTCGTGACCAGGCGACAGCCGCATGCAAAAGCTTTATCAAAGACAAGTACGGATGGCTGACTATTCTCAGCATAACGTTGGAATTAACAACTGGTATAAAGTTCCAATTTAGTAGTAGTAATACCATGATATGTAGCGCAGTCGTTGCGCAAAGTCTTTGGGCTGCTGGTTATATCTTTGATAAAAACACATATCAAATGATGCCCGCAGATCTCGCCTCAGCCTTCAATATAATGCATAATTAATAATTATGATAAAAGCTTGACTTTTGATAAAAAAAGCAATAATATTAATTTATGAAAAAAGCAACAATAACAATCAGTTATGATGCTAGAGACGCACAAAGCGATGAATTGGCAAGCCAGGAAATCAGCGAAACTATTGCTGGTCTTTTGAATAGTTTGCGGACTCAAGTCAATGGCGTACAAGTATCTGTAAAAATCCAAAATAATAAGGAGAATAAATAAATGAGCGCAACACCTGTTGTATCGACAACTGTGCGGGTTACACTCCGTGCTTTTATCTCGGCAGCTGTGGGTTCTTTGATCGCCTGGGGCGTTGCTAAGTGGGGAAGTTTCCACGCTGGCACCTTTGCTTTCTTGGTTCCCGTAGCTTCTGGTTTGTATTACACCGTGATCAATTGGTTGGAGAAGAAGTACCCGTCCCTTGGATGGTTGCTTGGTACTCTCCCACAGCCTAAGGGCAACCCTGCTCCTCCCGCTGTAACGCCAACCCCGGCTCCTACACCTGCTCCGGCCCCAGCACCCGCTGCTGGTAAGAAGCCAACGAAGTAAAGTAGTTTAGGCCCCATAGCTCAACTGGTCAGAGCACCACCCTGTCACGGTGGGGGTTGGGGATTCGAGCTCCCCTGGGGTCGCTATATGCAAACATTGAAAGAAATATTAGAAGACAATATCGGACTTACATGGTTTGCCGAGAACAATGTTGGTACCGACAAAGGTAGTGGTCATCACGGAGAACACAACTACATTGATGGGTTCTACGATAAAGAATTCGCTAGGTATCAAGACAAAGAAATCTCCCTATTAGAGATCGGTATCTTTGGCGGAGCATCACTAGCTCTCTGGAGTAAATACTTTACAAATGCCAACATTGTTGGTATAGATATTGCGGACAACGTCCCGGAGAAATACAAGTATCTTGATAGAGTTACTCATGTATTTAAGGACGCATACTCATATGATGTTGCCGAATCTCTAGGTAATTTTGATATCATCATTGATGACGGCCCCCACACTCTGGATTCAATGATTCAGTGCATCAGACTATATTTTGATAAGATTAATGATGGTGGTATTCTAGTTATAGAGGATTTACAGGATCCAGCGTGGTTCGATCTTCTTAGAGAGAATGTACCTAACGAATATCAAGACAATATTGAATACATCGATCTTAGAAAAAATGTCAATAGACATGATGATCTATTGTTCATAGTTCGTAAGTAGTATCATTCTACCCTAGCATAATTGGCAATGCACAAAACTGTTAATTTTGAAAATCTCCGTTCGAGTCGGAGGGGTAGAGCCAGGGGAAGCATGGCTGAGAGGCTAAAGGCACCGGTTTGCTAAACCGGCAGCGGTTCGCCGCTCGTAGGTTCGAATCCTACTGCTTCCGCCATAAATAAAAGGATGATTATGACCACTAGAGTCTATACTGGAGGGACATTCGATATGTTCCATCCTGGCCATGTTAATCTATTAAGACGATGCAGAGAAATATCCGGTCCAGACGGTCACGTAACGGTTTCTCTTAACACAGATGAATTTATTGAACAATATAAGGGCAAAAGGCCGGTCTGTAATTTTACTGAGCGTAGAGATGTGCTTCTGAGCTGTAAATATGTCGATGAAGTCGTGGCGAACATCGGTGGTGTTAATTCTAAGATCTCCGTAGAGCTCTGTATGCCTGATTATATAGTTATTGGGTCAGACTGGGCCGAAAGGGACTACTACAAGCAAATGGGATTTGATCAGAAGTGGCTTAATGAGCATAATATTGGGCTCGTCTATGTTCCATATACACCCGGCGTTTCTTCCACTGATATTAAGAAGAGAATGTCTTGAAAGAACTGATTGTGGTTGCCACTTCTCCTGGCAGGGAAGAATGGGCTAAAGATTGTTCAGAATCTATAAAAAGACCGCATATGGTTCTAAGTATATACGGTTATGAACTTGGTAAGATCAAGTGGCTTTATGAAAACACTAATTTAGATAGATTTGCCATTTTACAAGATAGTGTTGTTATAACAAACCCAGATATTTTTGATAAAATTTGGGATACTCCAGGCAGTATCTGTCTCCATCACGAAGCACGCCATATGAGCTGCTATCTCGGTGTATACGAAAGAAAAGTCTTAGACAAGATTGATATACCAGTTATAAATACAAAAGATGCATCAGTATTTAATGAGAGTGCCTGGATAACCAATTATCTACAGGCTGCTGATGAGACTGTTTGCTTTGACACTGACGGATCCTTTGGGGCCATAGAACCTCGTCATGGCAGAGACAATCTTATATACTCCAATAGTTTTTTAATAAAATATAGGGGGAATTGGGGGCAGTTACCATTCGACGGGAGTGACCCACAAGACGCAAAGGAAAAATAATGGACAAAAAAGAGATAAAATTCAATATTCCAATGAGATTATTTGCTAGAATAGAGAGGGTAGCAGATTCTTTAGGATATAATGATGTGGATGAATTTATGAGCTATTACATGAGTCTTAATTTCCAAGTTTTTGATACTCCTGAAGAGTAGTAGCATAGATCTGGGGTAGTGTAAAGGTAGCACGCAACTCTTTGAAAGTTGTAGCCCTCGTTCGACCCGAGGCCCCAGAGCACTGAGAATTGGGGTTCGGTTCCCTATTCCTCAGCAAATCGATGGGTGGCGGAGTGGCCAAAGGAATCTGGCTGTAAACTAGCTCCTTCGGGTACGGGAGTTCGAATCTCTCTCCATCGACCAACCGGGTAGGAGCGACGTTGGTAGTTGCTGGCATTCTTATAAAGTGTTGATCCCTGGTTCGATTCCAGGTGCCCGGACCATTTAAAACCATATTCAGCGTGTATGAGTTAATAGGGAATACCACCCTTTGTCCAGCGCCTTTTTAGGCAGAATAAGGAGCAACACGATGACCTCGATGTTCGACTACGACGATTCAGTAAACTTGGCATGGGATGCCAAAATCGCGGGTAAGAGTCTTATCGCCGCAAAGCATGATCTATTAACCAAGACCGGTGAGTTCCTTTTTCTTGCGCATAGCCCTAGGGAGCTTGCTCTGCGTATGCAGATGGTCGAAGAGGATATCGAGAAGATTGCGTACCGCAAACTTGCCAACATCAGTGATTCTAAGGCCAAGTTGGTCCGTGCTGTCTATGAAGAGTGGCAGATCCGCCACGCCCACTGCCCTTCGTGCTCTGGACAATCAGGCGATCTGGACGCCGGAAAGCGCGATTATAACAGCGACAGTTACGTCGATGCTCTCCACCACCCGGAGCACCCAGACACGGTTAATAAGTAATTAATCTAATTTAAGTTAGGTTAATATGAAATTTAATTCAAGCAGAGTAGAGAGATCAACCAACCCCGAGACCGGGGAGTCTGCCTACATCCCATTTTGGATGGGGAAGCCTGATGTAAAGTCTAGGGATATTACTCCAAGCCAAGAGTATGATAGAAATAGGGACATCCTATATCGTTTTAAGAAAAATACGATGGGTGAGCACAAAGACGCATGTTCTTTCTGCTTGGAAAAGGATTGTAAAGGGTATAACGGTCTAGGGTTCGGGATCCACTTCGTACCTGGGAAACTGCCAGAACGCCAGCAAAACCCTCCAGAAGAGAAGGTTCATGCGTCGCTGGAAGACGCTTATAAATCTCTCCTGCAAGAGATGGAATCTGATCCTGATAGATTCCCAATAAAGTTTACAAAAAAGGCCGGTATTGTTACCGTAACTCTTCGGAACAAGTCTTTTAATTCTAAAAGATCTTTTGTTGTACGTTCTCACTATCTAGATGATGACTACGAGGAAGCCCAGGCTGCTGCTGCACAGCCGGATAACTATTCTTTAATATCTGGCAAAGAAGAAGCAACGCACTTTGATAAATACTTTAGCAAGGACGATCCCGAAGACGTTGGATCTTTACCGGACTACAGCGATTTGGATGATGATACTCCATACGAAAATGAGTTCAGTAGTTTTGATAGTGGCCCAGAAAGAATAGATAAAGAAGAAGATAACTTGGTTTGCCCCACTTGTACGGGGATGTCAAAACACAACACGGATGGTAACCATATTTTTACCGGTGATCCACATTGTTCCGGTTGTTCTGATGACAATTGTTCTGGAAGCAAAACAACCGTCGGTGTGCACTGCCCCAGTTGCAAGAACGAAGAGAATTGTGATGGTAAAAAGCGTTATGAATGGGTAGGCGAAAACAAAGAAAAAGTTTGCCCTACCTGCAATAACTCCGGAGAAATCACTTTTGATCAAATGAGAGCTATTGAGCTCGCTAAACACGAGGGTAGAGACCCTTTAGAGTTATCTAATAGTTCTTCTTTCGTAGACAGAGATAAAGATGCCGAGGGCGTTCACGAAGAGCAATACGACAAGAAGGATCTAGAGAACCCTATCGTCCAGAGCACCTTACCAGAATCCTCAAACAAAACACGTGCTTCGACAGAGGTCTTTAACCCACAGATTTCCAGTGCTATATTAAATAGAATACAGAAAAGAAAGCTTACAAAAGAGCCCGATGTCAATCTAGCTATAACTGGTACGCCCACTTCTTCTGCTGAAGTAAAGCACGGGAAAAGCTGTAAGTGTAATGGCACCGGTAGATTGGGCGAAAAAGAGATTGGTGATCTGATCAATACCGATGATTATAAGAAAGGTATCGCTAATATTGTGACGACCTTTTCTGGTGAAGAGAAAAAGCGTAAGTTGGCTGAATTCGTAAAACAACAATATGCGTGTAAAGGTGAATGATGGCACACGCTTACGGTAATAAAAAAGCAGAATGCGTTATCCACGTAGCAAAAAAGAACCTTTCTAGCAAGTTGTTTGATGAACAGTTTGGCCATTTAGGGCCATGCGATGACGTTGACCGTAGTTCTCCAGGGTTCCTTGAATCAGCGCTAGAGAACGCTGGCGAGGATGTTGTTGAACAACTCGCAAACAAAGCCGAGCGGCCAAAGGGCGAGATCCAGCTCACTCCTGGAGGCAATGCTCTTCACTACTATTGCAAAAATCATGCTCAAGAAGGTAGAAAAAGTATAGAGTTTACAGAAAGAGCTTTACAGAACATTAGACCGATCTTGAATGACCGAGAACCGATCAATATAAAAAGAAGATTTATTGATCGTAAAAACGTTAAAAAAGAGAAGGCTATTTCTTACTATAACCGTCTTTTGAGAGCTATGCATATCAACAAGACTATTACTAACAATGAACAAGATTCCCCAGAAGAAGCCATTTATGGAATTTCTTCTGACGCACCAGAACACGATCTTGTTCCATCGCTATATAACAGCGGTAGCGACATCCCGAGACCGTCTGTACGCAAAGCTCCTCAAGCACAACCTAGTAATAATGAAGAAGAAATGCCTATCACAATGCCATGGGAAAATTAATGTTTAAATTTACTTTTGATGGGAACAACATAAAGACAGCAGCGGCGAAGCCGGGTCGCCGTGCGCCCGTAAACATTCAGCATTACATCAATGCCAAAGAGAGTAAGAAAAGCCTAAGAGCAGCCGCCCAGAGTCAAAGAGATGAAGAATCTCGCCTAGCTGAGATGGATGCTCCATTTGCTTTACATAACGGTGATTCTTGGGAAATAATCCACTCATCTTTGCCTAAATATAGCGGGAAAAGTAAAAGAGGCACCCCTTACGCTCGTCAACTAAAGTCTTTGCTGAGAAAAAACAATAGTGGCTACGAAAGAGTCCTTTTATCTCCTTCTGACTTTACTCCTCTACTCAATGATAAGAAACTTAAGCCTTATAATGGTAAGTTAGAGGGTTTTAGGCCGTCCGGATCCAGCGTTAGCAGACAAACCACTAAATTCCTGCGCACGATAGACAACGCTCGGGCAGCTGACAATCAGGGTGCACCAGTCTCAGATAATACGAATGGGACTTTAGACCCGGACGATCCAATAAATCTTATTAGAACTCATCGGCGCGGTGCCTTACGACGAATGTTAAATTCATACGCTCCGTTCAAATCTGGTAAAAATCTTTGTGTTTGTGGAGAAACCCAAGAGAATCACGTAAGCCCGAGCTCTGCGAGAGAACACCACGAGAAAACTGGTGAGCACCTAGAGATACATGATTATTTGCCACAGACAATAGGCTTCGGTGACGCTGGTCACGAAATCCGTGCGAAGCGTTCTCCGCATCTCTTTTCAATGAGACCGGACAGATCTGGTAACGTAAGGCTATTAAAAGCATTTGATAAAGAGGATGGTCCAAGAACTGAGCAGATGCCAGTCGTTCGTGTTGGTCTCGAGGCTGATGAATACACTCGTTATACGCGATCTGAATACGCCCAAGAAGGTAAAGGCCAACGCATACAAAGAGCCATCAGTTCTGTAACGAACGCTTTAAAAAAGTGCCCAGCATGTAATGGAACAAAAAAGATAAATCCTGATCAAAATGAAAATGCTGTCGATTGCGGAGATTGTTCTGTAGATAAAATTGTCTATAAAGAAAAAGTTGGCGAGGATGGTAAGCCGACTCTTGAGCCATATACGCGTGGTTTGGGCAACGGGAAACAAGAGTACATTAACCCAGATGATGCCCCAATTTGTAAAACATGCCGTGGAGAAAAGAAATTACAGGTTGCTGATCGTTCAAACAACACGACGATAGATTGCCCGGACTGTGATGTAACCGGTAGAGACACCTCGGCAATTACTTGTAACAATTGTCACTCAGAAAATGGTGCCATAAGGTTAACAACAGATAATACATGCAAATCATGTTCAGGAAAAGGATTCTTTGAAACCACTGTTAAACCTTCATTCAAAAAGATAAAAACAAACACTGATAGTGCTGAGAGACGCTCGGGCAATGCTAGATACGCGCTTGAATACAAAAGCGATACTTCTGCTGCAACAGGTGTGGACGCATGGAAGGCTCACGGGGATAAAGAATGCACGCGCTGCCATGGTGACGACGAGTCCCAGATGCCATCAACAGGGCTTCCTTGCAACTGCAGAATCACTAGTCATGAAGATTCTGATTCTTTGCCAAGTGGATTACGGCTTATACACCCCAACCACATAATTATTCCAGAGAATCACTATCAAAGAGCTTTGGCTAGAGCTTATGGCGGCAATCTCTCTACTTCTCCACATGAGATTTCTCACGAGCCGAACTACATAGACCCCGACACTAATCAAACCCCTAGCCAGACCTACGGGATTGGTACGTCTCAAGAGTACAAGAATGGGACTAAAAAAATCCCTGATAGCGCCATTCTGGGTGTTTGGAGCCTTGGTAAGCAAATCCCACAGAAAGTTCTACAGAGACTCAATGATAAGAGCCGCAAGAATTGGAGCAGCAAGAACGCAAAATTTACTGCGTCTAGCGCAGATTTGACGGACATTAAAACAGAACTAGAACAGATGCATACGTGGCCGGATCTTATCCCTTCAGAAAAAGCGACTGAAGGTAGCGTCATAGAGCGCCAACGTCAAAAAAGAATGCGCGTTAATCCGGAAGATTATCCATCGGACGTTAAACCACATGTTTCTAAGGTTGAAAGAACCATGGCAGGATTACCAGATTATGAGCAGGGACGGTATAACGCCGACTTGGATGAAATCTATGAGAATGCTTCGTCAGGAGCTTTTGATCGTCTAGGATCCAATGTAGATAGATTATTGTCTAATGTAAAACGCTTTAGTGGGCCTGAGACACACGATAGACTATCAGAATCGATATCTGGTCTGAAAGAGCTCGCTGGAAGAAAAGAATCTCCAAAGACTGAGGAATCAGCGAATGTCTAATAAGTTTAACTCAAAATATGCTGCCGACGTAACGGAGACTTCGTTCTCTCCGAGCGACCCAGAGCTAGAGCAAGCTGGCATTTCTGCTACGCCAACTAATACTTATAATAGTAGAGAGCTTGAGGAACCAGAGGGCCGTCCAAAGTTCACTCAACTTGAAACAACAACGAGAGAAGAAGTCAGCAGACCTCCGCTTGTCTATTATGGTCCAGATAAGAACATGGACCCAGAGGATCGTATAGAGAGAATCAAAACGGATCCGGAGGCTTTTGCTGAAAAGGAGAAGGCGTTCCATCAGCGTTCTCAGAGGACTCCAGAGCAACGTTCTAGAATGTCTCGATTTCGTCAGAATATTAGCGATAGGCACACGATCAAAGCAGTTTTCGCGGCTATCGACAGATCAGCACGAGAGTTATATCCATGCCCAGAATGTGGCGGAGCCTTCAACGGAGGCAAACCAGTTTTGCCTACGGAAAGAAGACACGAGAGAGAATTTTGTCAAACGTGCGCCAACACCGGGCATACGATAATATCTCCAGAGACAGGTTTCTTTGATCTAGAAAGAAAAGCTGCTATACACAATGCACACGTAAGTTTTCATAATAAATGGTGCAATCAAACAAAGTGCCACAAAAATTGTGGATTAAACAAAACTGGGTTAGTTGATCAATTACGTAGACAGCACATAGACTCTGAGGACAGCCGTTTCAATGAAGAAGCCGCTGTCTTGAAGAGAGAAAAGGGTAGAGATCTTAAGCCAGAAGAGGTTGCTCAAATCGCGCCGAGAGAACCATTGCAGCGTAAGCATACTCACGCCGAACCGGGCGCAGCTGAAAACGTGATCGAAACTGTTGGGCCAGTGGCTCTTATTGATCATTTTAAGCCAATGACCTCTGCTCATCTATTGGGCGGTCGTGAGCACAGTGATATTACTATGGACGACCACGTTCTAATCACAAATTATGATACTACTAACCCAAATGCTTCTATAACATCCAATGAGAAAGAAAAGATGTTTGAGACGTATCGACCGTCCCAGTGGGGAGCTACTGATACGAGCAAAGAACAGGAAGAAAACGGTAAATCTCATAAAAATAGATTCTTTAAGATACCATTTACACGTAGACCAATAAGAGATGAATCAGTACGCGTCAAAGGGTTTACGGATCCTCAAACAACCGGTATTGTTACCGGTCTGTCGGCAGATGGAAGATCCGCAAAAGTTGTAGAGTTTGGTACCCCATCTGATGTAAGAATCGAAGAACGCAACACCAGAATGAATGGTCGTCCTGATAAAGTAATCAGGAATAATACCATGGAAGCCATTAATGATACAAACGAGCCAGCGAAAAAACCAGAAGATACCGAAAAAAATGCAAAGAGAAGCAAATTCAAACAACAGGTAGCTTATTTGTATAGCAAGATCGCTCCGTTAAGAACAGAAAGATCACCCGTAGAAAAGCGCGAAGCAGCCGTCTCTTACCACCCGGTAGAGAATCTCGCAAGAATGTCAGACATTACTTACCCGTTAGTAGCTACGGTTGGGCATACCCATGAAAAAGTTGCCCGAAAAGACTTAAAAATCTCTACCAATAATCAGTTCTATTCTAAAAGCAAGATTGTAACTGCAAAGGTAATTCGTAGAAAAGGTTTGGGTCACAGCCCAGAAGAGATCCGAGATACGATAAGTAATACTATTAATAATGAGGCCAGAAGAGAACTAAAAAGATGGGGTACACGAACTAATAAAGTTTTGGGCATAAGTAGAAACGATCCAGAAAGTCTTCTCCCACACGAAACGGGAGCAGAGATCTCTGAACAAAGTGGAGCTCCAAAGAGACGTAAGTTCTCCCCTCCTAAAAAGTCTGTATCACCAGGTGATTTGTTCAGCATTGGTGAATCCGGAGCCTCTATCCCCATGGCTGAATTGCCGCCCGAGATAAACCCAGTTAATTCTGAAGAGGGTATAAACGAAGCGATAGATGTTGTAAGAAAAGGCTTGGGCGGTAGAGAGCTAACACCTGAAGAGCACGCTACTGCTAGAAATAATATAAAACAGCGCGGTCACATAAACGGTGCTTTAGACGATGATTACGAGGAAGACGATGACGAATAAGAAAAGCTATGTAGAGCCGAAAGACGCTCCTCCTGGGGTACCATGCCGTTTCTGTGATATGCCAGCGGGCACAGATGGCCTAGGGCCTGTCTATCAGGATGGAGTTGCAATAGACAAGAAAAGACCATTGTTCTCACACGCTTATTGCCTGATGAATTCTGGTGGTGTAAAACAGGATGATCAGGATTTTTCCCTACAGAACTTACTCCCAAACACATTAAAAAATGCCTCCGGCCCTGGATCAGACATCTGGGACTTTTCCTTTAAAAATAGGTTTATCGCTCACCCAGAACCTAATAATTTAACAAAGACCAAAAGACCGCCGGAAGTAGAACCAATTGTTCGCATGAATAAGTCCGAAGAATACGAGGGCGACGACACCGGCGCACCGAATCCACCCAGTAAATAAATAATGTAATTACCTAAAATATATACCCTAGTGTATGTATCCATATGTACAGGAGAAATAATGGAACCCCGTTTGAACATAAAAGTAGCCGAGATTTTTGACAACGCCAACCCCGTAGATGCCGACTTCCAGGCCCCGGATGCCAATGGGCAGTTCCCTCAGTGGCTTGGTGACTTCATCGACCAGAACAGCAATCACGCCCAAAAGAACTGGGATGCTTATGCTGAGCAGCGCCAGGGTCTTGGTGACCAGATCCAACGTTACGTTGATGAATCTCACATGCACGCCACCGATGAGAACCCCGCTCAGGATCCTACTCTCATGGCGATGAACCCCTCTCTGGTCAATAGCCCTGACCTTAGTGACGTGCCAGCGCCCAAGGCGGCGAGCAAGTTCGCGTCTCAGGCTAATGGCTTCAGAAATAGTCAGGCGCACCCTGACTTTACTCTTGGGCTTGTTGCCAAGGCTAATACCGGGACCATTGTTAACTCTCGAGTTGTTGCCGAGACCCCGACCACGAAGATCGCCGGTACGGTAATTGCCGTTGGTGATGCTGAGTTCGCCGTTGTCTGGGATGACAGAACTGCCTCCGTTGAGCGTAAGCGCGACTACGAATTGGTGATTGCCCAATAGATCATGTTCGTAACTAGAAAAACTAAGATCGTTTCTGCTCCTGCGGAAGAGGTCCTTGAAGTTGAAGATCCGTTTATTGAAGAGATCAAGAACGTTGTTATACCTCAACAGGTATCAAATATAGAATTCTTAACTGTTGAAGATGAAAAAGACGATATCTATCACGGAACCCTAACTGACTATGATGGGAATCTTTATCATTATTGGTGGGATAACAAACCCAAGAGAATAAAAACTCTACTTGGCAAAGAGGTTAACCCACTTACTTGGAATCTTTGCGACATTGTCCTGCAAAAGTATTTTGCTAAGCCTAAGAAAGAAAAGGCTAAAAAGACAGAGTCATTATCTGAACAAGTAGAAAAAGCTCTTAAGCCAGTCCATGAGATGATGAAAAGTGTTGATGGCAAGGTTGAAAAACTTCTATCCAAGCCAGCGGTAGCGGTCCCGACAGTCTCGTATTCTGCCCCTGTACAGCAGACTACTCAGCGTCCCGCCCCAACGACCGTTACAGCCTCAACACAGGTAGATACACCAGCCATAAACGTTGCGGACGATGAAATAAGTATTAACGCACAAAGATTCTTACAGCAATCAAACACTGAAGATCTTGGTATAGATTATATGAGTCTCTAGGAGAGATTATGAATTTCGCAGAGGGAAAAGGACCAAAGCAAGCAAAGAAGCCTTACGTCCTGGGACAATTTGTAACTATTTATGGCAATGATGGGACGCCAGGTGCCGTAAACCCTGCCAACCCTCCTTATACACCTGTTGTGTCTGGCAGCACCTGGAATGGTGGAGTGGTCGGATCTTTGAACCCAGGTCTTAATGTCAGCCCATCTAACGTATACGATGTTAGTGTTATATGTGCCCCTGGGTCTAATGAAAGTTTACAAGACCTAGAATCAACTACAGCTGTCCTCAGTCCTGAAACCGGGTTCTCCGGAAGCTGCGTAGTCTCTTTACAAGCTACTTTAGATCGGTATACTCCAAACCCTTATACTACATCTCCATCTGGAGCATACGGTAGCACCAACTGGATAACATTAGGAAGCGTCACCGTTACTGGTAATGGACCTAAGATTATTAATCTTGCCGTCTCCAGTGGTTACGCGTACCCAGCGTATAGGCTAATCGCAAGCGGTAATTCTGCTACGGGTGGTATTATCGACTGGGTTCTCCCGAATATGTTTATCGATCTAAGCGCTCAAGGAGTTGGACAAGAGGCCAACTGGATTAATGGTAGCATTGGTCAGCCAAATATCGCCTCTCCTGTGTCTATTACTATATCTGGTGGGCAAACAAACAATTACAGTAAATCTGCTGTGGCGTACGCCGCTACTGAAAACAACCACGACTATATAGGTTAAGGTATTGACATGGAACGATCACAGAATATAAGATTAAGTAACATACGCCGTGTAGGTGCGAACTTCGATTTTAATGGTAATCCTATTATTCAGAATACCTCTGGGGGTATTGTTCGTTTTAGCGGCGATATTAATACTTATCCATGCGGCCACCAATCGATCCCCGGCGTAGATGCCTGTAGCTGCCAGACTTACTAGAAAGCACCAATAATGGCGTCAAAAGACTGGAGTGCCTCTTCGGAGCTTAACCGAATGAGAGCATCTGGGATAACCCTTCCTAAAAACCCCATCGCTGGGCGTGTCGCCGCACGTGACATGCTGAACCGAGCTAAGACAAGTGGGTCGATGGCTAGCGAAGTAGGACCATTGGCTATGGCCATGAGCGGGCCTCCGGAAGGCCGTCAACGCCTCAACAAACTAGGTTCTGACTTCCTAGCAGAAAACGGTATGGCACGGACTCAGAATCGTAAGCTTGGTGCCGCAACTGGTAGCGATGCACAATGGGCTTGGCCAAAACTTCATGACCCATTCGAGTACTGGCGTGAACGTTGCGTCTTGCCCGGAGAAGAAATCACTCTTCTTGATGGTCCAAAGAAGATCGAAGATGTAACGTATGGTGATCAAGCCCTAACACACATGGGCCGTTATCGTCGCGTCCTTGACCTCGGTAATCAAGAGTATGAGGGCAAGGTCTATGAGCTGAAGCCTCGTTATCGTACTTCTATCAAGGCGACTGCTGATCACCCAATTTGGACACTCCGCGAAGATGGCGGACAATTCATTCACGTCCAGGATCTAAAGCCAAATGATAAGATTCTTTTCCCAGTAGATCGTAAGATCGAAGACAAAGACTTCATTGATCTTACAGAAATAATTGATCACTCTGACTTGGTCATTGAGAACGGCTATTTCACTCGTAAATTGAGTGAAAAAAGAAATGCATCACCAAAGCGTCCGACAGGCAAAATTGGTACGCCAATTAGTTCTTTACCAGTAGAGATTGAATTAACTGATGATTTCCTCTGGTTCCTTGGGCTATACATCGCTGAAGGCTCTACTGGTGGCACAGATAACAAAACGGTTCACATTTCTTTGTCCACAAAAGAAACAGATTTAATAAATAGAACAGTTAATATTCTTGAAAAGCTCACTGGCAAAGTAGCAGCTATTCGTGACCATACGAAGTATGGTGACAATTCTGTAATCATTGAACTCACAAATATTCCGTTGTCTCGTGCTCTGCCAGTCCTTTGTGGCAAAGGATCATATAATAAGCACTTTCCAGAATGGGCGCAATTCTTGCCAGAAGACAAGCAGAAGGCGTTGCTGCGTGGTTACTTTGATGGAGACGGTTGCTACCAGCCAGACATCTCTTCTTGTTTCACTTCATCTAACCATTTGCGTGATCAGATCCTCCAGATGATGGCAAGAAATGGATTCTTCCCATCTGTCTATCACAGAACCACTAAGTCATTCTCAAAGAAGATCGACGGTAAGAATATTGTTCTTAGTCGGACAGAGAATAGCGCGTTCCTGAATTGGATGGATATCCACATTTTTGATGAGATTGATGATGATGTTATTGTCAAGCGCGGTCGTAAATACCCAATTGAACATGTAGAAGAAGGCGTCTGGGTCCCCGTAGAAGAAATAATCGAATCAGATTACAAAGGTACTATTTATAGTCTTACGATTACGGAAGACCACTCGTATTGTGTTTCTGGTATTGCAACACGCAATACATGGTGGTTCAATATGGAGGACCCCGATGAACAGACTCGTAAGATCCGAGACTGGGCTCGTCTTCTTTACACTACTCACCACTTGGTGCCTGGTCTTATCGACATTTATACTCGTTTCCCACTTCTAGATATTGAGTTAGTTCACCCGGATAAGCGGATCGCTGATTTTTATAATGACTTATTCTTTAATGGTCTTAACTACCAGGAATTTCTGTATGATTTAGGTAGAGAACATTGGGTGGTTGGCGAAGCTTTCGCTATGGGATCCTGGCACGATGGTATCGGTGCTTGGGAAGAGGATGAACTTATTAATCCCAACGACGTTATCGTTGCTAAGAACCGCGCTTTAAGAACATACCAATACCACGTCAAAGTGCCTGAGGAAATCAAGCGTCTTATTGAGCGTCGTGATCCTCCTCAGGAATACGCCATGCTCATGCAGCTTTACCCGGACGTAGTCGCCTGGGCTAGACAGGATAAAGAGATCCCTGTTTCTGATGTGATTATGAAGCAGGTTAAGTTCTCCGCCAATTCGTGGAGCGAGCATGGTACTCCTATTCTACTTCGTGCTTTTCGCATGCTTATGCTTGAGGAAAGTCTTAACGCCGCGCAAGACGCTATTGCTGACCGACTCTATTCTCCTCTTATTCTGGCTACCCTTGGTCTGCCTGACGTAGACCAGGATGGTCCGTGGATCCCTGATGCTCAAGAGCTCCAGAGTCTCCGTGACGACCTTGCGATGGCTATCAACTCGGACTTCCGTCTTATGACGTATCACCACGGGCTACAGATCCAAAACGCTTTTGGACGAGAGTCTATGCCCCGCTTAGACCAAGACTTTATGAGAGTCCAGACCAATGTCATGGGCGTCTTTGGTATCGGTGCTGACCTTATCCAAGGTGGTCAGGGTGGGACATACGCTTCTGGAGCTTTGAACCGTGAGCTTATTACGCAGATGCTCTCTACGTATCAGAATAAGATTAATAAGTTCTTCCGTAGCCGTATGGAACCCGTAGCAGAGAGGCAGGGCCACTATGAGATGCGTAACGTGGGCGGTCAGCATGTTCCTGTTATGGAAACTGTTCTTATGGTCGATGAAGAGACTGGCGCTGAGTACGTTGAGGAACGCCCCAAGCTAGCTATACCTGAGGTCAGATTCCGCTCTATGAACCTCCGTGATGAGACAGTAGAACGTGGGTTCTTGCAGCAATTAGCTGCCAGCGGGTTCCCGATCTCTCTTGGCACGCTTGCCGTCAATATCCCAATTGACTTCGATGATGAGCTCGAGGCCCGTAAGGAAGAGAAGATCAAGACTGTTGTCGAAGAGCAGAAGTTCAAAGCAGAGCTCTTCAACCGCCTCTATACTCTACAACTTCCTATCCCGCCAGAATACGTTCAGGAGTACCAGGCGTATCTGGCCATGCTCGAGGATCCGTCTCTTGGCGCCCAGCTAGCTCCGGGAGCGATGGCCGGTCTTGTTACTCCTCCTGCTGCTCCTAATATGACTGATGTTGGCGCTATGGGTAGTGATGCCGCCGCAGGTGCACAAGTTTATCCAAGTATAAACCAGGAGGCTCGCCAACGCCCAGAGATCTCCTATGAGCAACGTAAGTCTCAACCCAAGCCTTCCAAAAAGGGTCCAAAGAATGGACCGAAGAAGAAGACAGCCTCTGTAGTCGGATGGGATGAAGACGATGAGTTCCAGGGTCGGGTTGAGTACGGTGATCGTATGAAATTCGCCGTGCCTTTTGAATCGAAGAAACGCAAGCGTATGAAGCTCGCTTCTGGTATGAAGATTATTATTGATGATTCATACGAGAAATTTGATGAAAATGAATTTATGAAGCATCTATCATCCATCATTGATGAGCCTATGATCCAAGAGCCTACTGACCTTATGGAGCATAGTTCTGGTGAAGGTGGTATGGATCAGCCCGCAAGAAAACAAATTGATCCAACAGAAGAAGATTCTTTCCCTGAATAGGGTTTATAAACGTATAAATAATGCACTAATAATTAGACGAAGCATTATTTAATCAGGAGTTTTGATGAGCACTCTCTTTAATAATGAACCACCTCGAATATTGCCCAAAAAAGCTTTTAATAAGAGGAGTTTTTTAGACATTGTTAGCCCATTGATTAAGCTAGACATAATCAAAGAAGGTGAAGGTCTTAAGTGCAGAAATGCTCAAAAGCTTGTTTTAACGAATAGTATTTACGAAAAAATCAGCGAGTAAACCATGCTCGCTTCCTTTATTATTTTTGCTACGTCTTCAGCCGCGTACGATGGTATTAATAACCTATATATTGTTCTTGGAATCATTGTTTCTGTAGGAACAATCCTTTTTGGTGTTAATAAATTCATCAAAGGTCTTAAAACTGATCTAGCTCAAGATATTACTTTAACAGTTGTAGAAAAAGCTAAGACTGATGTCGCAGTAGCTGTACAGCTTGCCGTGAGTCAAGAAGTAAAAGAAGCCATTAGTGCCTTAGATTATAAGATTACTCAGAATGGTAAGAATAGTAATAACCTAGGTGACGTAGCCGCCCGCACCGAAGAGAACGTTCTCGCTGTGAAGGACTCTTTGAACGCATTAATACCACTCGTTCAAAAGAATAATGATGTGCTCATGAAACACATAGGAGCACACATTGGGCATGGCGATTCTTGGATACAAATAAATTAACACAAAATTAATTATTACAATAGTGTAAAGACTACGCTAGCGCAAAATAGGCTATGAACATGATAAAGTTTGGTGCTCCATCCATAACTCTACAAGGTAGAGAAACTCTCGCTGGTCACAACCAGCCAATCGAGCTACATAATATCACGTTTGACGACTTTGATTTTAAGCCTGAAAAGGGTTACGTCTACGCAGTATCCAGGGCTATCTCTTCCAGGGTAAACGCCAACTATGATGGTTGGCCGGTAGACCAGATCAAGAAAAGCTATAAGACTTTCGTTGGAAGACCAATCTACGTAGAGCACAATAATAGCGATCCTGAGAGATCTCGTGGTGTTATTCTTGACGCTATTTATCGTGAGTCTAAATTGGCGAGCGGTATAACCGACGCGAGCGTTTATTGCTTGATGGAAGTCGATGCTCAGACTTTCCCCAAGCTTGGCAGCGCAATTATGGATGGAAGACTGAACGCTGTCAGCATGGGTGCTGATGTTGAGGGAACGCAGTGCTCTGCTTGTGGTAAATACGCCAGCAAACCAGCTGAGTATTGCACGCACATTCCTCGTCTTAAAGGTAGAACTGTAACTGTTTACAAGCAAGGTAAAAGAATCGAAAGCCTTGTTTATGAAAGTTGTATCAAGCCAAACTTCTTCGAGCTCAGCTTCGTTTTTGAGCCCGCAGACGAGAGTGCCCATCTTATGCATAGAAAAAGATTCTAATCTAAATGCCATTTCTTAAGGTTTCGGACAATATAAAGAAATACGCCCTTGAGACTATCAGGGTTCCTATTTCTCCACTCGGGAATTGTCCACAATGCCAAAGCAACGGTTATAGAGATGGTATCTGCCCAGATTGTAGCTATATCGATCCGCAGGTTCTTGAAGCAATTCAAGAGTGGCAGAACGCTATGGGGATTCAACAAGTAATAAAGCAACAGCAATCAGAATTGTCTGAACAGAATCCTAACGCGAAAGCTGCTTATAGAAGCCTGTCTTTCGTAGATATTTTACCATCGATTAGCAACGCAAAGACTAAATGCCCAAATTGCGGGCAAATGACCTTCAATAATGATTCCTTAAAAAAGGGAGAATTATCCGGATCTTGTGAGAATCCTGCGTGCAGTCATGAAATTGCTGGTGCCTTAGGGTTTAAAAGACCCAATTACTTGGGTATAGATCCTGAGATAATAAATTCTGTTAAGCGCAACTTTTTAAGTCCTGCGTCAATAAAGATCGAAAAGAATAAAAAGAAGTTGAAGAAAAGCGCGAAAGAGTCTTACGACCCAGGCGCTTTACAAGACGATTCTATGAATGCCTCTATGGATGCTACCACTCGTATGTGGGACATGCTCAAAGACAATGCACAAATAGATTCACAGAATAAAAGCGAAGAAAACGCAAAAAACAGCGAGGAGCTATAATGAGTCGTTTCGATGACGAGCTGGTTAAGACAGCCGAGAACGCTTACCAAGAGCGAGGTCTCTCTGGTCAGTTTACCACACCAAGACAACAGCCATACGACCAGGTCAATACGGTTGGAACCGACTCGGCTCCTGGTGTGACTCAGGCACCCGCCCCTGCAGAAGAGGCTGGAGACTGGATCGCCAACCAGCCCGCTGCGCACGTAGTTGATGTACGTGACCTTGATGCTGCTGATCAGGGCGAGATTATCGGTGGTCCCGGCTCGAGCGCCGTCTACGCCGAGGGTGGTCCCGTATACGCTAGCGTGAACCCGATTGATGAAAGTCTCTACAACGTTTACAAGGCTAGCCGAGACATTCGTACGGCTATCGATGAGCAAACTGACTTTGACTTCTCTAACTTAATGACTGCTTCTACAGATGCGGCTACTGTACTTCGTTTCGCTAGCACAGACGACAATGCCAAGCAGGTCATTGGTACTGTGGCGAGCATCGTTCAGGACATTGAGAACGACCTTGCCACAACTGGCGATTACAAACAGGCCGCTAAGGACCTTACAGAGCTCGAGAGCCTGTTGAAGGAAGTTAAGAAGGCTGCTACTGGCGATTCCGATGAAGAGTCTGACGATGACTCTGATGATTCTAAGACTGCCTCTAAGAAAGACGATGACTGCACCTGTGACGGAGAGGGCACTTGCAAGTCTTGCAAGAAAGCTAAGAAGACCAAGAAGAAGCAGAAGAAGGCTTCTAATGGTAACCAGGAAAGCCTCGCTGTTATCGATGTACGTGACCTTGACGATCAGGCTGGTCTGTTCGACCGCCAGCGCGTTATGACTCCTGACCACGTCACCAACCCTCTTGTTCCTGAAAAGGTGAATGGTGAGGACGCTGCTTATGTCCCATTCTACAACGATGGTGCTGAGTCGGGCGTAACTCCTCAGGTTGACCACGACCGCAATGCGTGGCCCTATGACGGCACTAACCCAGCCCTAGTTGGCTATGCGGGCACCGTTGCCGCCGTACAGGCTAGCCGTGAGAAGATTTTTGAGGCTCTGCAGGTCGTAGAGCGTCTTGAGAAGCTGGGCATGGTCAATCACGATGACCGCGCCAAGCATATCGCAAAGTTTGAACAAATGTCAGATGCCAGTCTTACCGGTTTCAAAACGGCACTGGATGCGTTCGAAGAGTCTGGGGCTCGTCAACCCCGGAGCCAGAAAGTGGCAAGTGGTAATAACCGCATGCCAGAAATGGGTCGGTTGACAACGGCCTCAACAGTTACTCGTCAGGATGTTCAGTCTGACGATTGGCTGATGACACTTTAACCAAATCCCCTACTAAGGAGAAAGAAAAATGCTGCAACTCAATAGCGTAGCCAACGTTGGGGTTCACCGTACGTGCACCCCACTGTACGAAAAGTACGAGGCTACACCCTACAACACATTCCTTGACCCCGCCGATACGACTAACATCTACTCGGGTATGGTCTTGTACCGTACTGGTCCTGACACCGTAGCCAATGCTAGCGCCGCGACTTCTGTCGTTGGTGCCAAGCCTTTCGGCCTCTCGGCTCTTGACCGTAACCCTAACATCGATGATGTTACTCAGGTTGGTGTTAACTCTTGGGCGGTTTGGCTCGGTGGTGCGAACGCGTTCTTCACCATTACGGCTCCCGCGTTTGACACGACTCAGTCGTACTCTATCACTACCTCTGGTGTCCGTACTCTTCTGTACACCGCCTCTGGTACTGGTCAGCTTACTTCCGTTTCGGGTGCTGCCACAACTCTGGCTGCTGTTCCTGTCGCTGAGCTTATCGATGTTATTAGCCCAACACAAATTGTTGTCCGTCTCGTCCCATTCGGCGCAACAGCCTAAGGTATCTGAAAGGAAATATAAACATGAGTACTATCCTTCCCAATGGCGCTGTTGCCGAGCATCTCGCTCCGCGCACGGCCAAAAAGTCGGACGATTATGTCGCCGGTATTGTAGAGGCTCAAGAGCGTCTCGCTGCGGCTACTGGTCGTAAGACTGCCACCCGTGAGGAGAAGCAGCGTCGTCTGGCCGGTGTTCTGGCTGACAAGGACAACTACATGGTCCGTTTGGGCCAGGGTATGATCGGTCCTATCCAGCTGAAGCTCCGCTATCAGGGTATGACCCGTAACGTCCTCCTTGAGGATCCGTTAACTCCCGGTGTCCCCGTCATGTATGACGTATTGGACGAGTATGGTCAGGCTTACATTCTTTCCGGTAACGAGGGTGAGGTCCGTGTGACTCCCTTCGAAGGTAAGAAGGTTCCAGTCCGCTTGTTCCGTATTGCCACCTTCCCTCAGATCAAGAAGGAAGACCTGTGGTACCTGCGTGTAAACATCGTTGAGTACGCTCAGGACATGTCCAAGCAGGCCATCATGATGCAGGAGGACGCCCGCCTTATCACCGTCCTCGAGGCTGCTATCAACAACTACGCTGTTGACCCCAACCACGTAGTTTCCCCCAACCACATCGTCAACGAGCTCTCGGGTTACATTACTCCTGACTCGATGTACGACCTCGTGGCCCTCATTGAGGTTCACCAGTTGGAGGCTAGCCGTCTTCTGTTCAACCCCATCGACTACCGTGACCTCTACAAGTGGGACATCAACCAGACTGGTTGGGCCTTCAAGGACCGCGTTGTTGCCGGTGAGCGTATTGTTCAGTTCGGTGGCTTCCAGGTTCAGCGTAGCATTGAGGTCCCTCAGGGAACTGTTTACATGACTCCTAGCCCCGAGTTCCTCGGTGTCTTCCCTGTCATGTACTCGCTCGATGTTGAGGAGAACCACACCCCTGAGAAGTTCCACAAGGGCTGGGTCATGGACGAGCTCGTTTCCGAGATAGTCTTGAATCCACGTGGCCTTGGCAAGATCGTGAAGGCATGAGTCTAGTTAAGTTTGTAAAGGCTTAATTAAATAATATGTCTAATGTTCGTAAACCAAAGTATGAGTTGAAATGCCAAAAGTGTGACAACTCATACTTTGGTTACAGAACAGATTCACGTTTTTGTTCTCAAAAATGTATGTTTAGCAATACACAACAAAAAGAACGAGATTGTTTAACTTGTAACAACACATATGTTGGTTATGCAAATAGCAAATATTGTTCTTCTGAATGCCGAAAAGCTGCAGGAAATTATAAAAAACCTGGGAAAACTAAATCTGCAATCTGTATAGGTTGTGGAGAAGAATTTACTAGACCATCGTCTTATGCCTCAGCGATGAAGTACTGCTCTAATAAGTGCAGCCACTCAGAGATAAAGCGCGTAAGAGATAGGTACGTAATGACACTCCACGAAGACACAATCGTTTTTCGTAGTACATGGGAGCTCAGATTTGTGGCCGCTTGCCTCAGATTTGGGCTCCCATGGAGACGATATGACGGTGACTATATCGAGACTTCTGAAGGAAATTACCGCCCGGACTTTATCGCTGGCCTTGAAGAATACGTTGTAGAAATTAAGGGCTACATGAATTTTGAATCAGCCGTAAAGATTGAGGCTGGAAGACAGGCATTCGGAGATAAGTATATCTTACTTCTGGAAGAGGATCTTATCAGATTCGAAGAAACTGGTGAGCTCGATGTAAAGAATGTTTCTACTCGCTCTAGTGAGTGGATGAATTAAAGAAATACCCTTGAAGTTGAATTAACTAGGTATAGAAAATCTCTTTACCTACCTAGGGCGAAAGCCCCTTGAAGATAGGAAGCATTAAAATGGCACCAAGAACCGTATCGAAATCAAGCGACGTTAGTAGCGAGAGCACTCCGGTCCCCGTTGTGGACTTGGGCGGTCACTACGAAGAGCACAAGGCTGATCCAGCGGATCGAGCTGCGGCCCTTCAGAAGCGACCTCCTGCTGCGTTTAAAGATATGCAGGATATACAGGTAGCAGATTGGATTGAGAACCTGATGGAAGGTTCCACTGTTTTTACCAGTGATAAGGGTAGCTTTAAGCTAGCCGGAGCCGGTTACCACAACAGTATTCAACCAATCGCTGAGGAAATTCGCAAAGATCCTTATTTGCTGAGAGCAGTGCAGCGCGGAAGAATTGCTTATATAACTGCTGATGATGCGATGGAAAAGATCGCTGGGCTTAAGGATGAAAGTAGTACAAGCGAGAGTCACATGGACCATCTCCGTGAGAGTCTCTCCGCAGGAGCTAGCGAGAACACGGGCATGTACAAGATCCCGCTGCCAGACGAAGCAGAGCCTAAGGGTCCCGCTCAAACCTGGGAGCAGATCTGGTCCAACAGTACTAGCACTGCCAAGCCAAAGAACGTATAACAACCGGTGGACTGAAAAGCTCCACCTTTATAAGGAGCTTAAATGAGCGACGAGATCAAGAACACAGTGAAGGCTGAAGAGGCCGAACCACTTGGCGCAGTTCTTCCTCAGAACACAGTTTTGAGTGGTACGACCATTTACAATGAGCCATGGTTCAGCGTCTGGGTCCCTCAGACCTTTGCCGGTGCCGTTGCTAGCGGTTACGCTGCCCCTACTTTGAGCGGTAACGGGTGGGCTGGAACGAACAACACTGGGTTCGCTTTCCAGAACGACCAGTACAACACTACCGTAAGAGGCTTCTAATGGCAGTTAAAGTACCACCACACGCTGTAGTGACAACTCAGAGCAAGCCGGGAACTGTTATTGCTCAAGGGGTTTCCGTCCCAGACGTGAGCAAGCCTACTCCATCATACGTAACAGCAACAATGCACTCGAGCACTGCTCAGTCCGCACAACTCATCAACAGAATAGGTGATATATAATGGTTACTCCAAACACCGCTACAGAAATGGCCAACAAGCTCGCGCTTCGTAGCGTTACGCGAGGTGGCGCGAACACATGGTTCGAAGCAATTGATCCCGCTATCATGGTAAACGCCGCCGCGACCACGAACGGTCTTGTCGGGCTCTCGGTCCCGACGAACAACACAACGTTCCAGGTAGGTATCACCAGCGCAATTGCTTCGGGTGTGTTCGCCGTTACCGCCATTACTGGTGCTGGTTCGGGTTCATTCCCTTACACGATCACCTTGACTGGTTCTTCGGCTAGCGCCTTCTCTACGGGTAGCACGTTTAACGTAGCTGGTGTAACCACTACCACTGGTTATAACCAAGCCTACGTCATCAGCTCGGTAACCTATAGTGGAGCCTCCTCGGGAGCCACGACGTTTACCGCTTCTGGTACCACGAGTAACGTGGTCACTGGTGCTGCGACACTGACGAACGCCTGGGTGAGTGGTACTGGTTACGGTACTCTTACGACAACCTTGACCGGAACATCAACCGGGAACAATGTTGCCGCGCTTGTATCTGGTCTAGCTGCTGGGCCGCTGAGTGGTTATACATTCTACGCTAATGCCGGAAATGCTAACTACCTATACGACACGACTACCACGCTGGTCATCCCTAGTGGTGCTGCGCTCGGTGTTGTTAATGCCCTAGGTACTGCGCCGGTTCTTACCTCGCTTGCCCTGAGTGGTACTAATGCCGAGGCGACGACCTACCCCAACTACACAGGTACTCCGAACGCTGTGCCTACGTGGGTAGACGACGCTACGGTACACGCTACGCAGGTTGGTTTCAACGGTCTGGCTGTAGCCGCTACCACTCTGAGCGGTACTGGTCTTGTAACCCAGCAACAGGTACGTCAGATCCAGACCAATGTGTCTGAGACCCAGACGTACGCCGGTTACCAGGCTACCTACAGCGGTAACCTGTACCAGACTGGCCAGAAGAGAACGTACCGTCAGCAAAGCTAATGGAACACTTACCTTTTGTTATAAAGGTTGATGCAGTAATTACTAGAGCCAATGGTGACCGTGAAGACCTCGGCACCATTGGTTCTACTGTATTGGAACTAGAACGTGATAACACTACTGACATCGAAGACGAGAAGTAGTTTAGCCAATGCGATAGCAGGATCTGGTTACTCTCTGAGTGTGCCAAAATACCTGGCTTGGGGTATTGGTGCCGGAGATACTCAATCATCTGATATAGGTCTTTTCTATCCTGTTGGATCACCTATATCTGGAACAGTAAGTGTTATAACTACTTCTTCTTCTGGAGATACCTTTTTATCTAGTACTTCTTTGACTTCTTCTGGTAGTTATAAGATTACTGAGGTTGGTCTTTTTGACACTAATTCTAGTCCAGCCGTGGGGTTCTTGTCAAGTCAAGTAAATCCTGGCGATAAAACCATTACCATCAGCGGTTATTCACGCTTCCCAAATACCTTCCCGTTCTTTGTACAGGTCTATGAAGAGGTCATGACGGTAATTTCTGGAAATGGTACCAATATCTTCAATGTAATTAGGGGCTCAAACGGCTCTAGTATGTTGATAACGATAATTCCTTCTCTCACTCCGGTGGTTGGACCAGCCGGGAATATGTTCATGAAGAGCAGCTTCCCAAGCATAAGTCTCGCTCCTGGTGATGGCGTTCAATTTAATATTAGTGTTCAATTTATTTAGGAGCATATATGGCTAGTAGTTTCAACTCTACATTCTATTTCCCTCAGGAGGGTCTGAACTACCTTCTGAACCTATTCCCGCGAAACACCGCTACGATCTCTGGTACGACATACATAGGATTGATTGGTACCCCATGGGCTACAATCAGCGGTTATGTGGCCGCTACCGATGAGCCGATCACACTGAACTCTGGTACATACACCGTTGCTGAGGTTTCTGGTATGACCGGCTACTCGCGTCAGGCGATTACTTCTGCGACGTGGAACGCTCCGGCGTTCACCACGATTAGCATTAACACCAGTACCGGCATCCCTGTCCAGTACACGACTACATCGAGTGGTTATACTTGGACAAATACAGGAACAACTTTCTCCGGTATTAACGGTATTTTCATCACTCTTGGATCTGGTGTCAACTACACCAGTGCGAGCGGTGCCGTTATTTGGTATGCGCCATTCTCCGACCTCTCAACTGTTACGCTGGCATCTGGTGACTCCTTGACCGTAACTCCTACCTGGCAGATGGCTTCTTACCCGTACTAATGAGCTAGGGGCCTAGTCAATGGCATTGAATATACCCAATATTGAATCATCGCCATCTTTTGACGCCCAATCTGTAACAGACTACACTGACGTATCCGCTTGGCTGGCTTTGAGCCAGGGTACTGGCGTCATTTCTGGTATGCAGGTAACGCCAAGTGCTGGTATGACGGTGAGCGTTGCTCCCGGTGCATTCACTATCAACAACGTCCAGCACTCGTATGCTGGTGGCACAGTCACGATCAGCGGTGCAGCAGCGTTCGATAGAAAAGACATAATAGTTGCCTCGGGTACAACGATATTTGTTGTGTCGGGTACGAACAGCACAGTATCGGGATGGACAAGAAGCTCGTCTTCCCTGCCACCAGTCAAGCCGGTTATCCCATCTAGCTCTGCTCTAGTCGCAGAGATCTACGTTGGTGCTGCCACCACAACCGTAGCAGCCGGTAACATCATTGACAAAACTGCCCTGAACGGAATTAGTAATAACTTTTTGCCGACGAGTGGTGGTACCGTTAGTGGTAACCTGGTCGTAGTAAGTGGGTTCACCGTCAGCGGTACAGTAAACGTAGTTAGTGGGGTTATCAGTACAAACAGTATTCCATTAGTATACGGATCAGGAAACTCCGCGAATGTTCCCAGTGGTGTAGCAATCGGTTATAAAGCACTTGCCGTGAACACAACATCTGGTATTAATAATATTGCAATAGGTACTACTGCAATGCAGGCTAATACTAGTGGTAGCTATAACACTGTAGTAGGTAACCAGGCTAGCTATAGCGGTACAACAGGTGGATATATAACCGCAATTGGTTACCAAGCTGCATATAACAACGTAACAGGTGGATATATAACCGCAATTGGTTACCAAGCCGGTCAGTCACAGATAAACAGTTACGGTACATACGTAGGATATCGTGCGGGATCCAACGATACTGGTTCGTATAACATTATCATTGGTTATAACATCGGTGGTGGTGCAGGAAGCAACAACGTCGTTGTTGGTGCAGCCGCTACTGTTTCAACCTACAGTGGTTCCTCTGCCATTGGTTATGGTGTACAGCTCGGAGGGCACAACAGCACTACTATCGGCTCCAATTCGGTCGGCTCCTCAGGATCCGTAACATTAGGATATTCTTCGAGCACTATAGGCGCAACAAACACTGTTGCAATTGGAACAAACATACAAACTGCAGGTGCTTCTAGTGTTATTATGGGCATAAATGCCGGTGGTAACTATGGCACAAATGCAATGACGATTAATAGTGGTGTTGCAATCGGAGCTTATGCCGGTGGGTACGTCTCGGCGGGAACATCTGCATATGTTAATACCGGGTCGGTGGCAATAGGTGCTTATGCTGGTACAAGCATACAGATAAACCCAATAACTGCCGTGGGGTTCCAAGCCGGGTACTCAGCATACGGGCAGTACAACACATATATCGGATATAACTCAGGTTATCCCAACGGAACAAACGCAAGTACTCTGGCGATTGGACAAACCCTAGTTGGTTACAACACAGGACAGGCCAACGCCACACAGTCGAACTATATAACGGCCCTCGGGTACGGAGTAACCGTCGGTGCGTCGGGTGGTGTTGCGATAGGTGTAGACTACGCAGGTAACTCAGCGACCACATCTGTAGCGAATCAGTTCGTTCTCGGTACTGTCAACCACACGGTGGTTATACCTGGTACATTTGCCGCAAGCGGTGTAGCGACAGTAAGTGGTAGACAAATACTTACAATAGTTCCAGGCACCCAGGCGGGTAAGAACTATATCATTAATGGTGCAATGGAAATTGCCCAAAGAGGTACGAGCACATCAGGTTCAACAACAACCGCGTACGGTCTAGATAGATGGGCTAACAAAGCTACGGTGGCGACTGGTGTTTATTACTCTCAAAGTACTAACCTATACCCGAGTGTCAACCAATATATACAGTACTTCCAGCAGGTTGCCGCTTCAGGAACAACGAGTACGACTTGGTATTTAGGACAATCGTTAGAAAACAACATGGCGTTCTCTTTGCAGGGCCAAAATGTGACTCTGTCGTTCTGGTATAAAATCCCAGTTAACTTTACTAACTCTGTCAACGTAGCTCTGCAATATGCCACCGCCTCGGGTAACCAGAACATGGTTACTACATCTGGTACAACAATAGCCGCAAGTACCGGGACAAACATTAGTACATCTACTACTGCTATTACTGCCAACACAAACTGGACATTCGCCCAGGCAACATACGCGGTTCCTTCCGGGGCGCTATCGCTCGGAGTTGTGTTTTCAAGCCTTACGAATACTGTATCTAGCGGTTTATTTCAAGTAACGGCTGTCCAATTAGAAATCGGTTCGTATGCATCACTTTTCTCAAGAGCAGGAGGAACATACCAAGGAGAGTTGGCGAACTGTCAAAGATATTTCTACCGTGTAGGCGGCAACAACACCTTCGAGCTCATGGGTACCGGTGTATGCACGACAACAGCCAACACGGCTTTCGTTGATATTAAGTTCCCAGTTACAATGAGATCTGCTCCATCTCTTACAGCTGCGGCAGCATCTGGGTTCGGCATCATTACCGGTGTAACAACGACCGTAACCGGTATAACTCTGAACAACGCTTCCGTAGACCAAGCCGCTGTACAGCTCGTAGTTTCGGGCACCGCGACGGTAGCGGGGCAAGGATGTATCCTACAGGCCGGTAACAACACCACCGCAACCCTACAATTCTCGTCGGAGCTGCTATAATGTCATCCTACTTAATCCCACTTGACATAAACAATGAGCCCAGCACGACAATAATTTATCTTATTGAAGATGATGGGTCTACGCTCTCTATACCGGTTGATCCTGACAATGCAGATTATCAGACATACCTGAACTCAGGTCTTACTGCTGCCGTGCAAGTCCTTTCCACTTCCCAGCAAGAAGCTATAGCAGCAGAAGCAGCCATTAAACAAGCGGTTGTACAAGCAGTAGCTAACCTAACGGCACTGGACTCACAAATGGCCCCAATGGTGGCTCAGGCGCAAACAGATTTAGCAACTCTCGCGGCATCTACCGACCCATTAGCACCAATAATAGCTCGAGATATTGAAGGTTCCTTGACAATCGCGCAGGCTGTATCAGACATCCTTACGGCGCTTCAGCTTATTTCGACAGAGTAAGAGAGCCATTAAATGGCTATTAACTATGTACAAAGCTCTGCAGTAGTAACGAGTGGCGGACCAGCGTCGATCACCATCTCTGGCGTGACACCAGGCAACCAGCTCATCTTCAACATCAACGTTGAAGCTGCGTCACAACCATCTATAACAAGCGTTGCCGATAGTAAGACCAATACTTGGTCAAAAGTATACGGAACGTCTTCTGGTGGTTATTTCACTCAACAGAACGAGATATGGTTCTGTAACTCAGCAGCTAGTGGTAATACTACTATAACTGGTACATTCACACCGGTAGGAACGTACGGAAACGGCGTTAGCCTGACGGTGTTTGAATTTAGTGGTATTGGTGGTGTCGATGGATCAGCAACATATAATACTGCGAGTGGAACACAGAACCCAAATGTTACGATAACGCCTAATCAATTCGGGGATCTTCTTCTCGGATATTTCCCAGATGCCAACTGGGGACCAAGCGCTCTACCGGGAGTTCCATGGAATAGCTTTACCAATGGAGCATCTCAAGCGTTTGCTTGGCAAGTATACCCAAGTACTAGCCCAACGAACCCCACGTGGACGCTGGTAGGAAATACACTTACATGGGGTGTTATCGGGGCTGCGTTCTACCCTGCGATTAACCCATCGGGGTCTCTCGCTAATTATCCAGGGTTTATGGGAGATATTCTGCTAGGGGCAAGCCCATTGGGTACTGGCGGGACTATTGTCCATAATATTTATGTAAAATTAGCATTAATTGTTTCTACGAGCATTAGTACAACTAATAAATTTGCTCATAGAATAAAGACTTCAAATGTTATTCAAACATCATTGTCGAATGTGTCTAGAGCTCTAGCAAGAGTAAGACAATCTGCTGTCGTTGCCACTAATTTAGTAACTAGTAGTAAACTCTTTAAAAGAGTAAAAAACTCCGCTGTCGTTGCCACTAATTTAGTAACTAGTAGTAAACTCTTTAAAAGAGTAAAAAACTCCGCTGTAGTGCAGACAAGTATTGCTAATAGTGTAAAGACCATAAAACGGATAAAAACATCAGTCGTTGATGCTACGAATCTAATTAATACAGTTAGAATAAGATCAAAGAATAAAGCTATATCAGTAGTACAATCTGCCCTGATAACTTCTACACGCTTGCGTTCAAAAGTTAGATCGATAACATTAGTTCAATCTTCTTTATCGATAGCTAAAAAAACACTTGCTCGAGTAAGAACTACTAAAGTAACATCTACACAATTAGTGCAGATTATAAGATCTATAAAAAGAATAAGAGTAACAACTGTAATACAAACTAATCTTGCAATAGCTATTAAAACAATTAAACGTGTTAAAGCAACTACTGTTATCCAGATACCATTATCGATAGCTAAGAAGACAATATCAAGAGTCAAATTATCTTCCGCTAATCTAGCAAACCTAGTCAAATCTGTGAAGATTTTCTCTAGGGTCAAAAAATCTATCGCAGTAGGTACTAATCTAATCCGTTCCAATAAGGCTTTGAATAAATCGTCTAAAGTGATACAAACGTTACTTGCCACTTCTTCAAAAGCAGCAAAGCACTTAAGAACAGTTCTTGCGAATGCTATAAACTATGTTCTACCTAAGAGAGTAGACCAGATATTCCGCTATAGCACTGTTAGAGCAATAAACCTAATAATATCTACAAAGAAGTTCGCTCGTGTTCGTATTGTTAAACCAATACAGGTATCTACCGCTATTGCTGTAAAAACAGCTAAGTATCTTAGAAAAACGACCGTAACTTCCACGAATCTTGTTAAGAGCTTGCGCGGGAAAGCAAAATCCGCGCTGGTGACAGCAACCTCACTGGTCACGTCATCGAAGCTTTTCAAGAGAATAAGAATCTCCGTTGTTGTTCAAACTCCGATAGTTTATTCGGTAAAATTGCTAAAGAGAATTAGAAAAGCTTTGGCAACAGGGACGGATGCGGCTCTAAACAACAGGACAATAATCCGCATAAAGACGAGCAAGGCGATCCAAACTTCGCTGACTATAGCAAAGAGAATATCAGGGAAAACTAGAACTGCTGTGGCCACCGCCATCTCTTCCGTGAAGATAGCCAGGAAATTTAATAGAGTCAAAAATACAATCGTTACTGCGGTGGATCTTATAACCAGCACTAAAACAGCCAAACGCATAAAGACGAGTAAAGTCGTACAGATCCCTCTTTCGTTCGGCCTCAGAGGCGGATACCACATAAAAACCGCCGTAGCGAACCTAGTTACTCTTGTCAGAGTACAGAGAACTAGAAGCAAGACCGTAAGAGTTATTGGTATTTCTCTGGTTAAAGTTGGTAGAGGGCTGGGCCGTCTGGCGGGAGCAATAGCCGTACCGCTTGTGTACTTAACTAAGAGATTCAGCAGAAAACGTCAGGCTGTTGCCCTACAAGTGGTTTCCGCAACAATAACCAGGAACGTGAAAGTAACCCGCCGAGGGACCGTAACAGTCAGCTACCACATCGGGACGAGTAAAGGCAGAACGAAGTTTAAGCAGGCAATCGCCGGTCTTATCGGGTTAGCTAAAGTAACCAGAGCTTACATAATTAACATTAAATCGAAGGAAGATTCCAATGTACAACCAATTAGTAAAATTAATAATTATGTAATAACTAATAGTTCGCTGGATAACGTGGGCAATTTCTCGCAGGGCGTAGATTCCCCGGCCTCTACGTACCAAGAGCCGTTCGTTGACAACCCTGGTAATTATAATGAACCAACGGATAATCCACCGAATGATCATTCTGAGCCGGAGAACGCCTCTGGCGAGGATATTGTCCCGTTCTGAATGTAAAACAACTCAGTATTTACCATAGTTTATAGATCTAGAGGAGAAAAAATGACCGTCAAAGATACTCGTCTTACAATCGTTTCGTGGGCTTCCAAGTGGGGCGTCGGGAATAAGCGCTATTTCCAGTACTCCAAGGGGCCTGAGCGCATGGATTTTTTGAAGCACCAAAGAGGGTACGTCCCTCTTTCCCTAGATTGCTCCGCTGCGGTTACTCTGTGGTATTGGGCTGCGGGAGCTCAAGACCCCAATGGGCTTCACTACGATGGTGAAGGATACACCGGGACACTCCTGAGCAATGGCGTAAAAATTGGCCTGAAGCAACTTCAGCCAGCTGACGTTATTGTTTACGGCCCTGGCACAGGAGTGCACGCCGTGCTTGTCGTAGACGCTACGAACAAAGCCAACCCGCTCTGTGTTTCGATGGGAGAAGACGGGGATCCAAGTTTCGTTCGTCACTCCGTGCTCCTTGGGCTGGGTGAGCCAACATTTCTCCGCTACCACACTGGGACCACAGGGCCCGTTTACAATCCACCAGCAGTTAAGTAGGACTATAAATGTCACGTTATCGCGTTAATTTTGCCCAGGGAGTTGCTTACAACGTATCTGGTACTGGTGCACAGCTAACAATATCAGGTATTAACTTCCCTCAGGTGTCGGGGACGTACATGCCTATTGTTCTGAATCCAGGGTACTTTGGCGCGACAAACACTAGCGGTCCAGAGATCGTATACGTTACGTCAGTGAACTCATCGGGGACAGTCGCCACGTTAAGTGCTCGGGCCCAAGAAGGCTCTTCTCTCGCCAGTGGAGCAGTAGTCCCGTGGGTAGCTGGCCCTGTTGTGGCCGACTTCGACGTATCGAACCTGACTTCTACGGGCACTCTCTCGCTGAATAATGGCATCTCCGCATCTGGATCCACTACATTCAATAGTGGAGCAACTGTAACTAGCGGTATAACCGTCAACGGGAACTCAACATTCAACAACAACCTCACGGTTATTGGCAACGAGACCATCAGCGGGACCGTCACGGCGGGGGGAGGTACCTTCGGGGGGACATCTATTCCTGCGGGAACGTCTCTTCTAACTCTCAATGGTAATGCCGGTACTCCTTCAGCAATTAATCTTGCTAATGGTACTAACTTACCCGCTGCAAGTATAGTTGGTACAGTAGCTAACGCCACTAATGCCACTACAGCTTCTAGTTTACTTGATCATGGGGGTGTAGGAACTGGACTCATTATACAATATGGTGTTGTTAATGATACTACTAACTCATATGGTAATATATCTTTTAATTTTCCAAGTTCATTCCCCAATGCATGTCTTTCAATTTTTATGGAAAACCAAAACAATGGTAGTGGGGGTATGTATGTTAACTCTATAGTAAGCGCTAGTAAAACTGGTGCAGTTATGTCACAATGGGTTGGTAATACAAGTTCATTTATACCCAGAAATGCAGTTTTAATTTCAGTCCAATATATAGCTATTGGATACTAAATGAGACCAAGACCAATACCAATGTATAGCGTGGAGCCCATCGGCATCATGACGTATTCGCTGGGTGCTCTGACAGATCCTGACAACAAACTGGTTTATGTCGAAGTGGTGAATACTGATAATAATCTGGTGGTTGTGCCAAGCGGGACACAAACAACTTGGGAAGGCACCGGAACCTATCAGTACACATTTAACTCTAGTCAAACTGCCGAGCAAGGCAATTATGCCGCAACGTATACATACACGATTAGCGGCTCTCCGCGAACATATGTAGATTATCTCGTCATCACCGATCAGATGCCCTACTGGAGCAATCTAGACACCAATACGCGGGAAATAGCGACAGGTATCGTTCACAGACTGGATAAGAGCTTCGACAGCACGGCGGGAGGACCTTATCTCCAAGAACTACAACAAAGCGGGTTCATTATCTACGAAGAAGTAGCTATGGTCATGCAAGACGAAACCATGGACTATATCAACTTTGAATTCCAGCCGATATTCAATCCCCCATACGATATTGGGCTCAACGCGCAAGTTCCATTCCCCACCACATACTACGGGGTGCTGGCTAACCAAACATACGCTCATTTCCTAAAGCACATTGCCCGTAACTACATTGAACAACCGTCGCCGGAAGGCATGAACGCCGCCTGGATGAACCGTAGAGATTACTATAACAGATGGTGGCAACTCTATCTATTTGAGAAAGAGATAGCTGATAAGCAACTCCGACAGATGAAGCGTCAATTCATGGTTGGATCCAAGCGTAGTCTGCTTGTAGCGGGTGGATTGATTCCACGAATGTTTGTTAATCCAGCAAGACCACATTTTGCTTATGCCGCAGTCAATATGTCGGGCGTTTAGCAGGAATAAATATTGGTGGGATGTAATTCATTCAACTTGTTATGCTAGCAGGTATGAGTACTTATACCTGTGTCGTTTGTAATGAAGAAAATGATGGTGGCGTAACTAGAAAAATCTGCGCTGATTGTAAAGATATACCCCGATATTGCAAATGTGGTTGTAATACCAAGCTTTCATCATCTGTTTATGCAGGAGCAAAATTTGCTCCAGGACATAACGTTTATTTACAGAGCAAAGAAGAAATTGTTAACAGAGGGAAGAAAGGGCATAAGAAAAGTATGGATCACTTCCCAATTATTAAAAAATATACATGTCGTGTTTGCAACGAAGAAAAAGAAGAGACTTTGACACGCCCCGGTCCTAGTCGTAAAACGTGTGAAGCATGCCAGGATAGAGAGATTATCTGCGCGTGCGGTTGTGGAACAGTGATTAAATCTGATAAACATCATCAACCAAAATATGCTGTTGGGCATAATACTAGAGCTTTAACTTTTGAAGAACAAAAAAGACGCAATGCTAAAAGATTATCTCATCATAAATATGATGATGAATTTCGTAAAAAAATGTCCGAAAAGATTGTACGTCTTCATAAAGAAGGTAAATTCCTCAATCTCTATGGCTCAAACAATAAATCTTCTAAGGTTGAGTTGTCGCTCAAACCCGTGCTTGAACCTCTTGGATACGTAAGTACACAGGATAAGAAATACCACATTGGTAATTCAAAGATAGGTGTCCACATACCAGATTATGTCAATCGCTCTGAACGAAAGATCGTAGAAGTATGGGGAACATACTGGCATCGTGGCGAGAATCCCCAAGATTTAATTGATTGGTACGCAGAACAGGGATGGACCGCTCAGGTGGTATGGGAAAATGAAGTCCCCGCGTTTGCAGTCAATATGGGAGGAGTATAGTGTGTCCGGGATTGATCCTCAACCGGGTCCGGTAGTATCTGGTACGGGAACCGGTTTATTCACGCAATTAGAGAGCCCGCTTTTAGTTGTAAAACAACGTGAGATATGGGCTGAAATAGATCAGCAACGTTTCCATGATGAGTCTCTTCAATGGTTTGGAGAGGAAACAATCGTTCGTCAACTATGGCGTGCTGAGGATGCTGCTCTTGGTTTGGTTGGGTATTGCCAGCAGTGCCAAGATTCCCCGAATCCGCTGTACCCGGATGCCACGATACAATCACGGGTTAGTACTGTATACAGACAAACGGGGAATAGCTACTGCCCGACCTGTTTCGGTACTACCTTCAGCGGTGGATTCAAACCTATTTGCTATCATCTGTATATGTTGGCGGCAGATACTCCGCAGGTGCGTTCTAACTTATCAACGGGACAATTCTGGAGAGACAACCCCCAGGTACAGTTCAGTTGGTTCCCCGAGATTAGAACTGGTGATTTAGTTGTCCGCGTTAATTCCTGGAGCAATGGCACACCGACTGCCCTAGGTCTTAGATTCCAGGTGAGCGCGGTCAATGTGCAGACCGTGAGAACTGGCCCCGGTATCAGTTACGATACCACCAAGATTGTTAGTCAGTCTTGCACGTTAGAGAATGTATTCCCGAGCCACCCATATTATAACGTCCCAGTCATATGATTAATGGAGTTCTTTTACCAGAGTTATTAACGCAGAGATTATCTCGCCGCGCAGTTGAGATCGCTCAGCTAATAGGACCGCGTAAAACAGGGCGTGGACTGAATAGCCTCTTGCCGCTGTATCAACCAGGGATAATAGGTATAGAAGTACCTGATAACACTGCCTATATGTACGACCTTGAGAAGGGCGTCCGGGCACATGCCATGGTGGATCTCGCTGGGAAGGTAATCCCGATTAGAGAAACTAACGGGAATATCTCTTTTAGAAGAGCTAGCGCGAACAAGATTGGCACTATACCAATTATTACAAGATCAGCTAAAGACGGAAGAATACAGACGGATAAGAGAGAGTGGTATTACCCGGAGAAACAGGGGCTCTCATTCCTGGATAAATCACTTCGTATGAGTGTAGAGGAATGGAAGAGAACAACCAATACACAAGAAGTTATAAGTATTCTTATGCAAACTAGCATGAAGAATGATATAAGCGAGATCTTATATGGCAGACCCACACCTTAATAAGGATTAATTTTGTTTCAGACAGCCGTAAAAACGTGCATCATAGAGGCTCTTGAAGCTGGATTTTCTACCCTCGCGTCCTCCCCAAGTGATTATAGCCTTGAGTTGACGCCAAATAGTATCACGATTGAGTACCCTCTCGAGCTTGTCCAATGGCCAGCGATATTTGTGCAATTTAGGCCCAACAAGATCCAGTGGTCTGGGCTCAACCCCGATATATTCAGCACATCAGTGTCGGGAATCACCATAAGTGGTATAAATTATCCAGGGTCTAACGCCACCAGAACCGGGTATTTTGAGGGCAGTATTGACCTACAAATCATGGCTATGCACAGCGAGGAACGAGACCGTCTTTACGATAGTGTTACGAACCTGATCTTATTAGACAGTATTAGCCCTGCCAGTACGGCTTTTGTCCAGAGTATCTATAACAATAATCTAGTCGGGATGACGCTGCTTTTGGACACATTCACCCCTCTCGGGGACAGCATCAGTGTGGGAACCCCGTGGAGCCCCGAAGAACTTACCTATGAATCCAGCATCCGAGTCAGTTGCATAGGTGACTTCTACGAGACAAAGTACCAGCCACTTTACCCACAGATCACTGCCGCAACTTTCTCGGGGACCATGGTGCCTCAAATCATTACGTTTTCTGGCTAATTATTCAGAATAAAAGTATTAAAAGAAACACTGTAAAACAATAAACCATTCGCATAAGGCATTGAAGGAGAATGTATGCCTATTCCCAATTATCAGATTCCTGGGGTTTATGTCACACAGTCTGGTTCCTCACTGACCGCTGTGAACCCAACAAATCTTAATATCGCTATTATTGCCGACGATGTCGTGCAGGGCTACAACATGGATACGTTCAATAACGTTGTATCTGTGAGTGGTGTCACAATCGGTCAGCTCTCTGTACCAATGGTTAATAATACATATAGCGGAACATATTCGACGTATTCCGGATACACAGTAACATGGACCAGCAACAGCGGAACGACAATTACCGGTGCTTATGGAACCAACTTTAACATAACAAATGCTAGCGGTAGTGCGTTCTCTTACCTCACGACAAGCGGAATTTCTTCGAGCACCGTCCCAAGCGGGACCGTACAGATAACGTATGGTCACAACTGGGGTGCCTATGGGAATTTCACAGAGTATACACAGGCTGCTCAGGCCATAGGGTCGTCCATCAGCGGAACAACGATTGTTCACCCAGCATTGCTCGCTACGCAGCTCGCTTTCCAGAATGGTGCGAACACTGTATCGATTCTTCCTGTGGCCAGAACATCCAGTGGCACTACAGCATCTACTCAGGATTGGGCGAACGTGTTCTCCACTGGTAGTGGGTTTACCGGGAACAACCCGATCTACGCTGCCGCCCTTAATAACATTGATGTAATTGTCCCCCTTTACGGATTCATCAGCATGAGCGGAGCTACATACGGTCAGATAACTCCGTACGGTAGCAACAACGTAGCTGCCGCGATTACCAGCTATCTTCTTGCTCAGAGCAGTAATGGCGTTTACCAAAGAGCCTTCCTTGGTGTAGACGGCACCTTTAACCAGGTAACGACCACCGCTATGCAAGCCCTGGCAAGTGGCTTCGGTATCGGTGGAGCGGGAACAAGAGTGAGCCTTCTTTTCCCTTCTACAATCAACTATAACCCTGGTCTGAGCACTTCGACTGGTCTTACGAACGTCAGCTTTAACATCCCAGGGTACTACTTAGCTGCCGCCGTAGCCGGTACATTTGTAGGACAAACCAACGTTGCTACACCAATTACTAATAAGATTGTTAATGGTTTCAACTATGTGCCAAACCAGATTAGCCTGATTGATGCCCAAACCAACTATCTTCCATATGGATTGACGACGGTATATCAGAAGCGAGACGGTAAACTCTGGATCCTTCAGGGGTTAACAACAAATATTACAAACTGGTTAACACAAGAGATATCTATTAACGCGATTGGCGATGTTCTTGCGAATCAGATTAGAAATGGTCTACAGGCTACTAGCCTCATTGGTGGTCCATTGACGCAAATTACAGCTGCTGCTGCCCTCGGTGAGGTGCAAGGACAGCTAACGGATGCTGTTGCTAACGGTTTAATTCAAAATTATCAGAACTTGGCGTATACAGTTAATCCTGCCACACCAACAACTATCAATATAACTTTCCAATACTCTCCGACCTACCCAATTAACTACATCCAAGTTGTACTGAGTCTGAACACTCAGACCGGTGTAGTCCTGGCTAGTAGCGCTCAGAGCAACCTCGTAGTTTACTAGGAGTAACTTATGGCAAAATCAACATTCCGCGTAGGTGGTGGTCAATATACAGCATTTACCTATAAGGGAGCTCCTCTAATCTATGCTCAGATGATCAACGAGCGCGGTCCTCAGCCCGTTGCTCAGCCCCAGCCAATACAACCATTAGATTCTCCTTACCCCATTGAAATTGCGCTACCCTCCGCTCTTCAGGCTGGAACGCTAGAAATAACGTTCCTCGAGCAATGGAACGCAGAAGTCTGGGCGCAACTTGGTGGAGACTTTACAACTGCCTCTGACTTGCTCGATGTGTTTAATGCTCAGCTGGCACAGGGCGAAGTTCAGTGTCAAAAGATCATCAAAAAGCCAGACGGTACAACACGCAGAATTACTTATCAGGGCTGCGTCGTTGTCAATGCACAAATTGATGAGTTGATCCAAATTGGAACAATGACGATCCCCAAGACAATAACAATTATGTATCGTTCTAGAAAAGAATCCTGACAGAAAGGTAACGAAGTAAAATGACCGTACGTTCATATTTAATCCAGCTGCAGCCAGGAGTTGGTCAAGCCATTCTCCCTGACCACCGTAAGATGGTACAAGGTGTGCAGTATGTAGTCGATGCCGACACATTCTCCAAGATTAGCCTCGGTGCTCGCCAGAATGTTGTTAGCGTTGTATCAGTCTACACTGACAACACTACTTCCAGTGGTGGCTACGTCCCCGCTCAGGTCTCTACGGGTGTAAACCGTCAGATCGGTGCGAGTGGCCAGAGCTTCCTCAACATCCTCTCGCAGACGAGTTCTACTCTGACAGCGTTCAGCATTGCTGGCTTCGCTGCTCAGGGTGCCTCTCCCGGTGGTTCTCAGGGCGCTGGCGCCGGTATCGGCACCGCTCAGTCTACGCTTAGCGGTTCTGCGAGTAACTACTCGCTAACCGGACCAGATGGTGCCCGTTATACCCTCGTATATAACGGAACATCTTCTACCATTTCTGGCGGTTGGTCTACAGTATGGCAAGACTTTAATAACCGGTACGTATCGACCGCCTCTGGTATCACATTCCAGGTACGTCAGGATGGTCTCGGCACATCTTACCTAATCAGCGCGAACACCACGCTGACTGGTACTGCCGGAGCCGTAACGACAGTCGGTACAAAGCAGGGTGAGTTCGCCGGTATCACATTGGTTAACATCCCTGCCGGTAACTTCGGGTTCGTACAGATTGAGGGTATCCACCCTAACGCAGCAGTATACAGCGGAACCGCCGTTGGTGCCGTGGTCGCGGTCAGTGGTACAAGCTCTACTGGTGTGCTTGCTCCTCCTGCTACGACTGTAACGTCTGTCAGCACCGCTGGTGTCGTGACCGGATCGGCCCTTGCGAATAACGTTGTTGGTACAGTTCTGACGACTCCCGCCAGTGGTACTGGTACTGGTCAGTACTTTGCCCAGGTTGAGCTTCGTAGCCGTCGTGTCAAGAAACCGTACAACCGTTTTCTGAATAAGAACTAGAAAATTGCATAATTTACTGGTAGGCTACAAGGTAAGCCCTAGACCCAGAGGATAATATGACAATTGCAGACAATAGAGGTTGGGAGACAGAAGACCCCTCCCAACCAATGAATGAAGTTATATCTTTCCCCGATGAGTGGAAGGAAGAGTTTGAAGGTCTCTTATTCCTCGGCTATTTACAGCATGAGGTAAAGAGAATACCTTTCCACAGTTTTGTAATTAAGACTCTCAATATCAATGAGAAGTTAGAGGTAAGTCTTATCGCCAAGCCCTACCTGGAGAGTGTTGGTTATAATCGTGCTTGGAAGGCGGCGGTCGTTGCTGCTGCCCTAGTCAGCATTGATGGACGACCTCTCATACCTAGTAATAAAACAACAAATGTTGTTAAGCAAAAGTATGATTACGTAGTCAATAATTGGTATGACACAACAATTGATCTTCTTTACGAAGAGCTCGATATGTTGGAGAATAAAGTCATTATGGTTCTTCAAGAGCTTAATATCATTGAGCCGATCATGCCAGTAAATATTTTTGATGATGACAACAAGGAAACGGATAACCCAAAAGATGGCAACTAGACCCGTACGTTGTTGAAAAAAGTGAGATAGCGTACTTAACCGGTGTCTTCAATAAGTCTGATCTTAATTTTCTTCAGGAAAAGCTATTAATAGCTGTCACATTGCGTAAGCGTAAGCAAGAAGCCGAGTTAGAAGAAGCGCATTTTGAACAGAACATGTTCTTGATTAACCCAGAGATGTATCGACAGTACATGAAGAACAAAGAAGATAACTCTGAGAACGAAGGCATTGCCTGGGGCGCTCCTGAAAGTATTGAAGAGCAACAGGAACTCCAACGTATCTTTGAAGAAATCAATCAGCAGCTTGATAGTGATGAAGATAAAAAAGCCAATGAAGAGTTTGTTAATCAACTGGGCATAATGAATATATTCAACGGCATTGATATAGATAAAATTGGGGGTGACTAATGGCACAAAATGATGGTGTTGAACTAAATTTTGATATGAATGCCAACACCGGGCCCATGCTCGAAGGCATGCAAAGAGTCGCCGCAGTAACAAAACAGATCCGTGCAGATATTGAGGCCATGAGCGATGGATTGGATGGTACTATTGATAGAGCAAATAAACTCAGAACCTCTTTTGAAGGTAGCTTAAATCTTGTCGATCAGATAAAAGCTGGAATGGATGTTGTAGGAACATTCGCGCAGACTTTTCAAACTGCTCAAAATAACAATACCAATGCCTTATTGGAAATGATGAGAAGCACCCGCGCCCTTGGCGGGAATATGAACCAGTTTATGAATATCGCATCGTCTGCTGGGTTTGGTAGGGGGACCCCAGGCTACGGCGGTGTATACACGGGCGGTATAACTCAGAGCCAAGATTTCAGTAGTTATGCACAAGACCAAGAATCAAACATATCTTCTTCTCCATACGATAGGATTATCAAACGCCGAGCTAAACCAGCGTCTGGCGGCGGTGCAGGCGGAGGAATCCCGCCAATCTTCACCAGTGGCGGAGAAGTACCCTACGAAGAAGTACCTTACAATGGTCAAGGCCCGAATACAGATGCGATAAATGGCATCTATGGCACCAGGGGGATCAATCTTGGCGGTAACCGACAAGTTCCTATAAAGCCAGCTCAATTGATGATCCAAGATCAATTAAAGCAGTACTACCCTAATTTATATGATGACATAGTGGGTAATGGCAAAGAAGGAACCGCTGCTGAGTTCGCGTATAGAAATATGATGTACCAGGCGGGAAGCCTGATCGGGAGAATCCCTGGCGGCGGAAGAATAATGGGACGCCTTCAGGAGGGTCTCAATAATTATGGCATAAATCTCGATGCTATTAAAGCTTCGCAAAGAAGCAACACAATCCCCACTGGTAATGTTGATGAGTATGGGAACCCAACATATACCAGGCCGTTCGGCATACCGAATGCTGGTGCAAGCGGTGGCATTGCAGACGCTGGTGCAGAAGCAGTGACGCTAAGAATAGCCAACCAAGTATCAAAGATATTTGATTCTAGTGTTGCACAGAATTTTGCGAAATACGCTGGGTTCGCCGGAGCTGCTGGATCTGTTTACGGGACGCTTTCAGACGTAGCGGGACAAGCCAGACAACTTACGGGATTCGCTCAAGCCCAAGGTAATGCTCTGGGTATGGTTAATTATGGGCAAAGCGCCGGTCTGTTCGGGCAGGCTTTCCTCAATTCATGGGGTGGTCTGAACCCATTCTTTAGCACGCAACAATCCATGCAAGCACAGATGAATGGTGCCGCCCTCGGTCTACGTGGAGCAAACTTATCAAATTATGCTAACCAAGCGATGACCGCTCAGACTAAATTTGGAATGGGCGGACAGCAGTTCCAGAGTATTATGGGAGCTGGTCTTGGTGTCGGAGTCAACGTTAACCAAAACATGCAGGGCCTCGGTCAAATCCGTCAGTTAGAGGCGAATACACAAACCAGCACCGCTTATGGGAACCAGGCGTATGTTGCGGGGATGCAGTCTAATGCTGGGATGGGTGTTAGCCCAACAGTAGCAGTACAAATGGGTATACAGGCCGCTAAATTCGGATCCGGCAATCTTATCGCCCAGTCCTATGGTATGACTGGCCAGGAGGGCCAGGGCACGACGCTTAACAATGCCCTTATGGCCCAGCAGTTGGGCACATCGTATACTGGTTTGTACGCAGCTGAGCAAAAAGTCGGTGCTGCTGGTCAGGCTAAAGCCCAGAACTCTACCGACGAAGAGATCCTCTCGTGGTCAGGTATTGACATTACTGCTACGTACAAAGATGAAAATGACTTCAAGGCTAAAAACGGCGACAAAATAATGACTCTTCAGGCGATGCTTCAATCTGGACAAGTTGGTCAAAAACTTGCTAATGTCGCAAGCACCCCGCAGTCTACAGAAACATGGGCGTGGAGTGTCGTCAGGCAGCATCAGAAACTGAATCAAAAGACTAAGAACAGCCCACCAGGATCGGGTTTGGCAAGAATATTTGGGGACGTATCTCACGCTGTTGAACATGCTGTTGGCGGTACATTGAAGACTGCTGGGAATGCGTTAGAGGCAGCGCAGCATGTAGCAACGGACGTGGGGCTATCTCCAGAATGGCTAGTATCACAATCAGGTTATTCCCATGACACGAACTCAATAAATAGAAACTTTGACTCTAGCGTAACTGCAACGGGCGATCTTATTAAAGGAGCAGCATCAAGCGCTATTAAAATAGCAGGATCAAGCGCTTTGGACCTTTCACAACCGAAAAACATAGCGCATTCAGTAGAAGTAACTTTTAAAGGAGCTGCCGAAAGGCTCTTTAATTCGACAATAAAGCAAGCGACCGCTGGCAACAACAACGGGTCTCTTCCGCCGAATAAGCAACCAACTCAAAGCCTACCATTTTAATATATGGCAACCCCAACTAATTCACCGTTTATTGATAGTAAAGAAGTCGCCTTCTTTCAAGACAAAGTTACTAATAAAGTATATAATTTCCCATTTAATATAAATACTTTGAATTGGAACTACCAACTAAACACTCAAAGCTATAGCACAATCGGCGGTCGTGTAACACAGATCTTATCTGTACAAATAACAACCATGGTTATTCAGGGAGATGCGGGAAGTCGTAAGAATATTCTTGAAATGTATAGTAATTATAGAGCCATACAAGACAGCCAAACTCAATATAAAATCCCCGCCAACTTTTCAGTGCCAAGCCGAGGTCTGTCTTTCGACGTGTGGTTGGAGAACTTCCAAATAGGGTACGGAGTGACTACGGTCGCATATCCATACACCATCGCTATGGAAGTCCATCAAGATATTAGTAATATAGCTGCGAATGCGACCATTACTGATGCATTAGCTAGAGTGGTAAATAATAACGGCGGAGAAATAGGCTTCAGTGCCGCGTGGACCGGGCTCTCAAGCAACGAAATAAATATTCAGTTCCAAGACGTTGTGAACGCTTTGACGGGTGGGATCTTAAGTTCTAATTCTACATCAACGCTAGGAGGTTAAAATGAGTGACAACAATAACAACAATAGCTACGCTAATTGTAGGATCTCTAAACCAATCCTATACCCAGACCAGCAGGCGATCAGTTTCAACGGGTTTGCCTGGAGCAACACCATGGGTATGATCCATGAAGTTGTTCCCATTAACAATGAAAGTTGGAAGCAATGGCTGGGAACGCCGCAATAACCCTCCTGTATAACGGCAAATCTACTGTCTTTGAAGTATGGTTGACGATGATAAACACCAGCTCGAACACAGAGTTCTACGCTCAGCAAATACGTGACGGTATGAGCTGGATTCCGATCCGTCGCGCCGAGAGATTCTTCAACTTCCAGGCGGTATGGCCGTTAATCAGTACACAAAGTACTAGTAAAAAACCAGATTTGGGGTTCGAAGATATAGACCCTTCAGACGGTTTTGCTAAAATGAATAAGTTCCAAGACGCCATTAGATCACACCAAATATCAATAGTAAATGGTTCTACAACAAGACCAATGTATGTAGACTATTACAATAACTCTGACCCGACACTCCCGATTTATAACACGATGATTAGTCAAAAACCGTTGCCACCGCTTAAATTTACTGGCTGGATAAAGGTCGTGGAAAAACAATACGTACGTTTTCAGAACTTATTCGTGACGAATTATACTATGAATATTCTAACGCCAAATATAGCTGGAACGCCGCCAACTGCAATGGATCAATCTGCTAACATAACATATGCACCGACTGCAGCAGAACAAGCAAGATACGGTGACAGTTGGATCAATACTAGATTAGCCGCAGCTAGGGCCAATAATCTGCAAGGATTACCTAACTAATGAGTTTTAATAATTCAGGAACATTCGTCTATACTCCAGATATTAATGTTGCAATCTATACGATTGACAACAAAGTTCTTGACGTATCTGCTGATATTATAGACTTCTCAATGGATCGTGAAATAAATGCTGTCAGTACGTTCTCATGCACGCTGGACAACCCAAGTAGGAAATACAATCGTAGAATAAACACGATGGATAGAATAACCGTTTTCTTAAAGAGAACGAATTTTGTCCAGTGCTTTACCGGCCTTGTTACGTATGCTCCGGTTGAGACACTCGTTCCTACACCAGTCACCATCCAAGCAACGTGTACCCTGAGAATTCTTCAAGTTACTTATTGGGATGATACGCTCATTGCGTATCAGCAGCTGTTGCTTAACTCCATGGATACAGCCGCCTGGAGCTCGAACGGAACTCTTTACGATGGTGGTGTCGCTCAAGCTCTTGTAAACGTCCTTTATAAAGTATGTGGATGGAACCCGAATAGCATTCACATCCAAGGAATACCAACAAACTTTATTAACTTCGCCGCTCAGGCGTATACTAACCTAGTCTCATCTAATGAGATAGATCAAAACGTTGTTAAAGAACTGAGTCAGGCGCTGAGCATCAATAGCATTACGAGTGGGAAGAGTGTGCAGGCCGGTGGTTACGCCTACGGATCCACGGAGACTTTGGGCAATAATTATGCACCACATGGTGGAGCGGGAGTAACGGTAACCGCTTCAAAGGCTAAAGCATTTATGACTAAAGCGATAGCGGGCGGGCAAGACAACTCTCCCGGTAAGAACCCGCTGAACCCAGTATCAGATATCAATGTTATAAATGAAGACATATATTGGTGTTCGGCCCCGTGGTCATATTTGCAGTACCAGATTCAACCATATATGAGTTCTTCTAAGATCAAAGAATATGAATCTATTATAAACGACTCTAAATCATGGTTATCAGGGGTCAATATAGATAATAAGAATAATAGTCATGATGGTAGACTGTTGTTTCTTGCTAACCTCAAATGGAACCGAGCGGTTGCTGTAAGAGCCACCAGCATCCCACAGAAACCCAATGTCACACAAAATGGGTACGCAGTATACGACGATAAAGAAACAGCTTTCCAATGCGACCCCGGAGTCATCGCTTACCTAAATGGTAAGACTGGTGACCCAGGTAGCTGGAAGGCCACGGATGATCCGGGTACGTCTGACATAACATTTCAATGGGCAGACACTTCTAAAATACAAAAAGCCGGTAAGCTGCCGGATCTTAGTACTACAGCAGCTAACGCTTACCTAGGAGCTGGTCTCGCCAACCAATCAGATCCACTTGTTGTTACTCAAGCTCTGAATAAACTGGTATACAATCTTATTGGCCAGTTAGGAGATGCATATTCAGAGCTCCCAGGAACAAGAAAAAATCCTGGAGCGTATGGCTCCGGGAAAGGCTCTTTCGACTGTTCAGGGTTTGCTCAATGGGCGTATTCAACAATCCAAATCCCCATCGGGTCTAGTACATGGTCTCAATACGGACCAATTGCCACTCCTGGGGCGAGCATCTCAGGGACTTACGAACAGGGTGCTAAACCAAAGGAATACGGTCAATGGATACCAAACACACAACAGCCACAGGCCGGTGACCTTATCTTCTGGGAAGTACCAAAAGACTGGCATGGCAAAGCCGGGGATATGAATGAGAATGCCCCGCAACATGTTTCTATAATGGTTGCTAATTTTGGTGACCCTCCCCCAAGCGGTACACCGGTCTCTGGCCGAGCCCCGGATACAAATGTTGGTTATACCATCGAAGCTTCTGGCCCAGGACTTGGACCAAATATACAACCTATTTATTGGGACCAGGTTAGTAATGGAAAGTGGCAAGACTGGGGCAACGGTTGGCAAGGTAGAATAATTGGTTCACGTAGACCAATAACCCTGCACCCAGCATGGGGTGCCGCAGCCATGCAAAGTTTTACTTCCGTAAGCACATCGCAGGATAACATGGTAGCCAATGGCACTAGCACAGGGACAAACCCATCTACTACGAATGGATTAGCTTCGCAAACGTTAGACCCAAATAACCTGCAACAAAGAAACATCACATCATTGACAAAAGCTTTTAATAACCTTTATCAAATGCCTCAATTTGATGTTAGAGCGAGCGCCATAGTTGGAACCCCAAGAGCATTTATACTTGATAACCCCGTTATGCAAGATATCACGCAAATACTTGGAGCCGGTCTTAGACAGTACCAAAGTGCCCCGAACGGTGACTTCGTAGCCTGGTTCCCAGACTATTACGGCGTGTATGGTACAGACCCCGTACTAGATATTAGTCCAGTAGAGATCATAGATTTCCAGATATATCACGATGACAGCCAACTGGCTACACACGTAGGAATAATTGGTGATACCAACGGTATTGGTCAGCAAGTTAGTATGGCTGACTATATAACAACAAATGGTATTGTTAGTATCCAAGATGCATCAACAATGAGATTACTATTTGGTAAGTATTCAAAGAGTATGAAAGCAGATACTCAGAATACCAAGGCGTCTTTAGACTTCCTCAATAGATATGGTATGAGACCATACGTGCAAGAACAGAATATGATCCACAGTCACTCAATGGAATATATGTATGCTTTATATATATTTATGCAACAGTGGACAAACCAGTATGTTAGTACAATCCAATTGACGTTTCTCCCAGAACTCTATCCGGGTATGAGAGTAAATATGACTGTTGATAATGAGAGCGGAGGGACTGATAAATACCAGTTCTACTGCACCGCTGTTCAGCACCAGGGGAGTAGAAGCGGTGGCTTTACTACACAGGCTACTCTGACAGCGCCAATCATAAATGGTCACATAATGGACTACGGGCTGGGTATATCATAATATGGTTTCTAACGGCGGCACACACAGCACGAATGCCGGGGTAAGGCGAGTTGTTTTAACTACTGGGCCTCAGCTACATCCCTTCAGCACGTCTTCTCCTGACGCTGCACAGAATTACTATTGTCTAGCTTTAGATACAAAGGGTTTCCAGATACAGGTCGATCTTCAGGCTATACCACCAGGGGTAACAATAGATCAGATCCAGCAGAACCAAGTTTGGTGGGTAGAAAAGCGGACTAGTTTATACCGTCTTTACCTATATGCCGGGACTTATGACCCAACTACTAGACAGATAAATAGTACTGACTATATCCCGACATCTATTAATAATGTGGTCGTTAGTGGCACACCAACTAATTATGAGGTTTTGACGGCGACTAGCTCGAGTGGAGCTACGTGGGAACCAATCAGCAATGTTATTAATGGAGCGTATCTGACCACATCTGGTGGAACGATTAAAGGTAAATTAACAGTAGCAAGCGGCCTAACCGTAAGTGGGAACATATCTTTGAGCGCGAGTACGGGCACCACCGGTCAAGTAATGTCGGCAGGAACACCACCGACGTGGTCATCTAGTATCCCACTGATTGGGAAAGGATCCGCACTAGCTGGATCAGCACCGTCTATACCAGGACCGTTCTCTATAATAGCCGGTTATAATCCCGTTTCTTTTTCAGCAGGTTACGGGATATTAGCCATAGATGGAGGAGGATTCCCGAACGGCTTGTTGTCTTTTACGGCGAATGCCATGGGAGGATCTTCGGTTAGGAACTGGTCTTTGACTATAGATAATCTAACAGCTGCACCATCTAAGGCAGCAATAGACTTGTATTTAGCTACTTCTAACACCGGAACCGGGGTAACCGGTACGGTTAACATCTCATACATCGCTATAGGATGGTAGGTCTCCTTAATGTACTACAACCCATATTTCACCTAAGATATTATGAAGACGATTACAGTTAGCAACGGAGATATACAACTCAGCGGTGGCAAAATACAGTTTGTCGTAGCCAGTGATAAGCTCGTTCAGGATATAAGAAGCTGGTTGGTAGAGCCCCTCGGGACGGGTTTCACCACCCCCAATTTTGGCAGCTTGCTCCCAGGCATGATTGGTAACCCGCAGACGGGATCCACGGTCAGTTCTGTAACGAACGAAATCAATAGAGTTCTACAGCTTTATCAGGGCCAACAGATAATCAATCTACAATCAGCTCAAAATTCAGCTACGTTATCTAACTGGAATAGAGATGAAATTATACAAAATATAGTTTCCGTTGATGTTTCCATACAAAATACAACGATTTTGGCCCAAGTTACCTTATTGACATTGGCTAATAACACTATTAATCTTAATATAACTATCGACAACAACGGAGTTAACGTAAATGGCTGATACATCAGGAGTCCTCGCCAGACTACAGGCCGCATTATCGATATATGACCCATCGTGGGATGTTAGTGTCGGTAGCGCAACATACAAGATACTAGAGTCGGTTGCCCAAGAGATCGCTATTGCTAATAACAACTCTACTCTTCAAACATACAGTTACGATATTAACACCAAGTTTGGTGCTGAACTGGATGCTTTCTGTAACCTATTCGGAGTATACCGTCAGCTTGGTAAAAGAGCATCAGGTATAGTAACATTCTCCACGAATACACTTGCCAGTAATATCATCGATATACCGATAGGGACCCAAGTCGCTGTACCGATTGGCGGTAACTACGCTTCTGCAGTATACTTTGCAACCGTAGCGCCAGCTATAATTGGCATAGGTGAAACATCCACGGACGTTCCAGTAGTATCAACATTGCCAGGTATAATCGGTAACATTCCTGCCGGTGCCATAACCATGCAGGTAAGCCCTCTTGTTAACATAACGTCAGTAACTAATAATAGCCCGTTCTCAGGGGGATTAGACCCAGAGAGTGATGTGGCGCTGAGATCTCGCTGGCAAAGTACTGCGTTTAATAACACAACCGGTACGTATGGGAAATACATATTAACTGCGCTACAGGATAATAACGTGTCCATGGCCAACGCTGTAGGATCCCAATCCTTTTATTCCGAACAGCTACAGATTAACTCAGTCGTGAGCGGAAGTGGACCGGCAACGTTCGATTTTGTAGCATACAGTGGAATGGTTGTCAACACATATTCTGGCACTGTTACCTATACTGGTTCTCCAACTGTCGTTGCATTCTCTGGGTTCGCTGCTGGGACAAGCGGGACAGTTATAGCCTCCGGGATCCAAACGCTTATTAATAACAACTTCCCAAGCTATGGCATAACAGTCGCGGTAACGCCAGCTACCGGAACAATAACCACCGGGTTGAATATCAACTTCAGTTCCGCCAGCCCATACCGACTTATCCTAGGAAGTGGTAGCACCATACCAGCGAGCGGTGTTACAACCAGTGGTATAACTACTATTAGTGGTACATCGTTCTATGATTACGTAGTCTCGAACAACCCAGACGTTGGTGTTTCTGGTACACTTTCTTACAACACAACTTTTACCGGTTACTTATACCCCCAGGGGAATGAATTAGTTGGCAGCAACCTCAACTCGTTTAATCAGTCAGTCTATGCGAACACCGTTGATTATTACTACCCGAATAACGTAACGCCACAGCTGCAATTGACAATGGCCAATACTACGGCTAACCCTTCACTGTTCATCGGCAATACAGTCCAGGTTACTTCTGAGTATTGTCCGGCATCGAATAGATCAGTGACGATAACAAGCGGAAACTATGTAGATATATTTATCAATGGAACAACGGCTGATCAAGCATATTCACAAACTGTTTTTAATACAACATTCACCATGAGTGGTGGAGCGTCAGCCCCAAGATACTTGAATGCAGCGAACTACGTAGTGGCCAGCGGTGTTCTCGCATCCACACTGGCTACGGTAAGTGGTGATATCTATGTGCCACTTGATTTTCAACCAACGATTAACTTCCCGGCACAAATAGGAACAGCTAATAGTGGCCAAGCAGATACTCTGTACTTATACAATAGTTCTAACGGAGTAGGATATACTTACCCAATTGCTTTGAACCCTTATGGATATATAACATTCACTGGAACCACTACTTCTGGGGCAGTAGCCTCGGGCACGAACTTCCTAGCGGTTAACAACGCTAGTGGCTTTCTGTACCCAGGTCTTGCGCTCGCTAGCGGATTGGCAACATCAGGAACATTGAACTATATCAGTTCCGTATCGTCCAGTGGAGTGACTCTGGGCTATCCAGTCCCTATCACTGCAATAACTGGGAGCACCTCAGCCCTATCGTACACGATTAGTGGTAAGGCTTTGGTCTATCCACTCTATGATACAACATACAATAGCAATAGTATATTACAAATGACAGGTCTTGCTTTCGATGTATCAACGCCGCCGACTGGGTGGCCATCTCTCCCAACGAGTAATACATGGATCCAATATAACTATAACTATAATAATGATGTTGTAGTTGTTGACCAGCTCGTTCAACAAAGCCGACCAATTGGTGTTAATACTCTGGTACACCAGGCAACATTTATTCCAATGATTGTTAATATAACACTTGTTATATCGAATGGGTATAGTCAGGTCACAGTACAATCCAATGTCTATAGCGCAATCGCAAATCTGTTTAGTAACTATAACTATCTAGGGACTATATCTTTCTCGAACATAAATAAGACAATCCTGTCTGTCCCCGGCGTCTCTAACGTCAGAACAACGAGTATTAACACAACAGCTATCGATGGAACGATACTTCTTACAAAGACGAGTGACTTTAACCTGGCGAGCAACCAACTCCCACAACTTTATGGAATTAATTACACGATTAAGGGAGCTAGCAACTTCTAATGGCTGGTAATCTTTTCCCGATTAATCTTCACTCTACTTTTGAGCAGAAGATTAAGAACTTCCCAGATGATCTTTACTACTTCAACGATGGCGACAACATTACCACGTTGATGAAGATCCTCCTGGGCAATAGTGGGACGGGTCAATTAAGAAACCTTCAGTTAGTCGCCAGACTCGGTCAACAGAATATAGAATTTAACAACCTAGATGATATCCTGGGCATGATATTGGGTGTACAAAGAATATCACCAGAAATCTACAGTTTTGCTACCAACCCATTTATAGATCAGTTAACAGATTCTCAGTGGCAAGAAGTAATAACAAAAGACTCGAGCTACCGTGAAAGGCTCCTAGGGGCGGCGGAAGCGTTCCAAACCGGCTGTAATCTCTGGGGAGTTATGACCCTCTGTGAAGCTCTGACTGGGATTAAATTCTATGTAGTAGAGAGCTGGAGAACCCCTGGGTACGGGAGAACAGGTTTAAACAAGGCACAAGAAATTGTTTTGATACCATTGACTGATGGGAATAACATCTTAAAATGGGATCAGAGCAAGGCTCACGCAATATTAAACGTGATACAGAGCCTCACGTTTCTTAACTTCCAGATTAGCTTTGGCTCACCAATAACAACATTTAAGCAAGTCCCAGTAGCTGCAACTACTGTCTCTACGGCGAGTGGCTATGTTACCGCCAGCGGGTATTCTGAGTTCTTCTACATGCCGATTACTGCGAACAGCACTCAAATAAATACTCCGTCAACAATTTTGCCCGGTGCTTCGACTAGGTACTGGATAAAAAACAACAATAACAACCCAGCTCCCCACTTTGCTCACTTGCAAACACAAGAGATTTCTATAGATCTTACAGGTAGTATAGTATCTATTACTACTTCTGATTTATCAAGCTACGCCTCAAAGAGTGTGGCTAACCCATCAATGCAAGTAACTTCAACAGTATACGGCGCTCAGTGATAAAATGACAATACTCCCAAACAACATCGACCCGTCTAAAGACTATGTGACACCTGGGGTTGACCCCGCCATGTCCACCAACGGGCTGGTATACAACAAAATTTATGCCCACACTGGTGTTATTGACTCTCTCGGGAATACTACTGTAAACGGGTATGATGACCCGAACTTAAATACAGTTAACAACAATAATGGTCTAGTTTCCTTTAGTCCTAAACCACGGGGGTATTGGATCTCCAACACAGATTTTGGCGGACCCAACAGCACACCAATCGTATTGACATACAGTTTTGTTAATACTACTTACTATAACAATTTATCTTTCTATGCCCTAAATGTCCCTTGTTACGTTGAGATATTAGACGCTAACTATAACCCACTCCCAGGCACTTCAACGTTCATAGTACCGGGTGGTAGCGATATCTTTACTACAACTGACTGGGTGTTGTTAAATTACAATGCCCCCATGAATCCAAGCCCAGCAACGGTAACTGGTACAAATGGAGTAAGCAACTTTACGTATCCATTGACTTGTAACAATAATATCTATATAAGGATAACAAGAAATAAGACCGTACAAACATCAAGCCCGATCAATGGGTTATCAAACGTCGCGTACTCTGTCGGTGTAAAAGATTTCCGTATAAAGTTAAATGTCCAGGCACTTCCTGATATACCAACTACGGTATATAGTGGTACAAATACCGTAACAACACAAAATCGCTTCCGCATTGTAGAGAATTATTCCTATGCCAGCAACCCAGTTTCTAACATGTTTGTCAACACCTCTTCATACTGGAAGAGCGGGCCACAGCCGGTAAAAGATGCGATTGTTTACTTTTATGTAAAGGTTAGCGACACAATTAGTGGCACTCCAGTGCCAGCTACAATAAATCGTTTGTATATAGATCCGCTATATAGTAATTGCAAGTTTAATGTCTATTATACTTCGAGTGGTTCCACCGCTCCGGTAAGTGGGTCTATTGGCGTGGATCCGGGTACGTTCTCTTGGACCCCAATACAAAGAGACTTCACCCTCCGTAAAGGTATCTATGAGATACCAACTACAGTATGCACCTACTTGAAATTTGAGTTCACTTCACTTGTCCCAGAAGTATATGATCTGCCATTCGATTCTATTAATAGAACAATAAACGTCTTCCCATATGACGTAGAAACGTTCTATGAGAACCTAGAGCAAGACATCATCAATGGAAACGCTGTTACATACTCTACGATAGGTAACTCTAATCTACAGACTCAACCACAAAGAAGCAACCAAATCGGTGGGTCTACTATCTTCGGTGTATCGAACCAAACCATTGGTAATGCGAGCAACTGGCAGAATCTTAGCCAACTAAATAGCTCACAGCTCGGCAATACGACTACTAATAACTTGTCCTCAAGCTCGCAGATTGTTGACCCGAGCATTAGTTATAAATTATTAGACGCTAATGGTAATTATAATCAGTCGTCTTATACCGCTTTCTTGCAGAGACGTTTCCCGGATAATAGAGTCCATAATTATAACCAAATAACTATAAACCAGACATGGCATCAGGCGTACTTCACTGGAATTAGATACTTAACGGCATTTTATGAAACCGTTTTCGATGACCTAAGGGCGTTGCCAGGAACACTCATAGCCAGTAACTCAACGACTAGTGGTTTCTCTTCGCAAGACGTTAATTACGTAGGTTTGAACGTTGATGACATAGCCGTTACCCCATGGTTCAATACTGTTGATACTTTTAATAGTTTTAGCATCGGTGGTCTCACTACAGACTGGCGTAGCTTCCTTACTCAGGGTAATCCTATTAGCACAGATCCTGCTTTGCTGAATGGGATACCGCCAATTTCAACATCTTCCTCGGGGACCCCAAAATATATCGGTGCTCTTGGATCTAGTTCTATTTATGCCATATCGGGTAACGGATCCGCTTACGGACTAAAGTCTATACCTTATAACGCAGCTAATAACTTATTGAGCTACAATGATGCGAACTTCATACCGAACTCAACAATGCCGTATGGTAGTGTAGCGGGGCCATGGACACTTATTTTTGATGATGAATTCACTGGTAACTCGCTGAATACTAATGTTTGGGCTCCGAACTGGTTTGGAGAAAGTGGAGTAATGAATAATGTTGTTACTCACTCGGGTAACGTTTCTGTCTCTACAGCTAGTGGGCTTAATCTTTTGTTGGCGAGTTCTGGTAGCGGTGCCCTTATTAGCTCTAACCCGAATGGCGGGGCTATCTCAGGTTTTCAGTTCACATATGGTTACGCCGAGGCACAAGTCACATTCCCGAACAACCAGGATTGGAGTTCCTTCTGGACGGATGGACAGAACTGGCCATTGACAGGCGAGTTCGACATCGCAGAAACTACGGGTGGTGCATCTAACCAGATCTGGGTGGGTAATTATCATTACAGCGTTTCTGGAAGCGCCACATCCAACATCGATCCGTCGCCACTCCCATCGGGTTACTTAGGATCGTCGCATATCTTTGGTATGGACTGGGAACCAAATCTTGTTAACTTCTACGTTGATGGCGTTCTGCACAGAACTATTAGTGGGTCTATAGTCGTAAGCTCTCCACAGTACATCATCCTCAACCACGGCGTATACCCATCCGGCAACGCCACGGGAGTCGGTTCTGTCGTGAATGTTCGTTACGTAAGAGTATGGCAGCACTAAAGAGTAAATGGTAATTATCTAATGGCAACTTATAACTGGTATGCAGTCAGCAGTGGGACAGCTATACATGGAACATCTGTATCGTGGAGCGGAGCAGTCTCTTCTACTTTAAGTGGAACGGGCACTGCCAGTGGCATAACCGCTAGTGGCGGAGCATCTAACAACGTAATAGCGTATAACTTCACCATACCAAATGTTTTCATGGCGAGCGGCACATCAAACTGGCAAACACAGCTCGGAGGCCCTGCAGTTGGTGTCGTGGGATATGCGAGCTATGTCCCCATGAGCGGGGTTAATTACTACTTCCTCGTTAACCTGCAGTCTTCAGGTACAACAAACGTAACAATGTTTACTCAGTTTATAAACCCAGCCAATGGTTCTGTGATCTCTGGCACTGTTGTAAGCGGGAGCACCGTATCATTATCTGCGGCATCAGGAACCGCCATCATAACCGCTACGGGGACCAACTATAACAAGAGTATACCGAGCAACACAATACAACTTGTTTTGAGTGGTTCTAATACTGTTCCTTATAACGTATACGAGTTTGGTATCTATAACTCACCAACAACTCTCTGGAGCAGCCCTTCTAACAGAACTAACATGAGAATTGGTGGCGTAGCCAGAGTCTTCTTGCCGACTACTAATAATGGTACGTATAGGGCTAGCTTGTTAGCAACGGATTCTAACAACAACGTTAGTGAGATTGCCTACAAGATTTATCAGCCGGGAACGATGCCGCTCAACTCATGGTTTGATATTGAGCTAACGAGCTATACAGCGTATAACTACATCATGTTCACGATGCAGATCCAACAAACCAATCTACTGGTTACCGAAGTCTTTTATACCAGTATGCTCGCACCATTCTACCACCCAGTCCGTTATGAGTACACAAACATTAGTGGTAATAATATCAACGGCACAACTGGGTGGTACCCGATCACAACCGGCATCAATAATCCTGATTACTTTATTAGTACCGTGTCAGGTTTGCCAGCCAGTGGTATACAGGTGAGAATGACGGCTCTTGATCCATATATTTTTATATCTGGGGTAAGCGTCGTTCCTTACTATAAGCAGAACCCATATTATGCCGGATTGGAAATCAATTACCTGGGTACAAGTAAAACAAACGAGCTAAGTAAGCGCGTTTATCTTGACAATAAGCCTTATTTCCAACTCAATCAAGATATATACCCATCGAAGTTCAAAATCAATAGAATCGCTGGCACCGTTACCTCATATCAGATTGATTGACATCCCCGCGCGGGTGTGGTACCATCTATGAATGGCTTCTGAAAAAACGATATACGTTCAAAAGAGCAACCTCCTCAACGGGGTTCTGCGGTATAGCTCTTTGGACAAAACAATCTCCAAGAAGTTCTCTCTCGATGCCTACGGCACACTGAAGAACCGTGATAAGATCGATGAATTTAAACGCCTTCTTGAAGAGAACGACTATTCCCTACTCTTTGAGGATAAGTCGTCTGAAGATTTTTATAACACACTGGTTCGCTGTAGCGAAGATGAATACGAAGTAAATAGCCCATTCCTCGTAGACCACAAATTATTCCCATTCCAAAGAATTGGGCTGAACTATATCTGGGAGAGACTACATTCACAAAATCCTCGCGTTCTAGTACAGTGGGACACTGGAGCGGGCAAGACCCTATTGAGCTGCCTAACTAGTCAGAAGCTCATCGATAACAATGATATCGATATGGTTCTTGTCTTCTGCAAGAAGATCAAGCAGTATGACTGGGAGCAAGAATACCGTAGAATGACGACTTTGTCCGTGGGGCGAGTCGGAGAAAAGATGGCACGCAAAGCACGCCATGAGTTCTATAAGGAGAACGATAACCAGGTTCTTATTCTCAACTACGAAAAGGTTAGAGAAGGGAACAAAGTCAAGCGCAAGAAGGACCGTTCCTACGATAGGACAGATCTTCTACAAGTGCTCGAGATGATTAAGGGGAAGCGTGTTCTCATCGTTATCGATGAAGCACAGAAGATCAATAGTGGAACGTCCCTTCTCGGAGAAGGGTTCTTCAACCTGATCAATAACTCAGACTGCGATATCAAAGCCTTGGGCTTGACAGCGACTCCGTATACCACCAGCCCGCTTAATATCAGAAACATTTTCTCTGTTCTTGACCCAACTATCCAAGACGTTAGCAATCTTCCGAAGGATGTTTTTAAGCGTTATTACGGTAAGGAGTTCGGGTACTTCAACGCTGGGTACGCTCAAGAACTATACGTAAAAGAATGGGATAGGGCAAAGCTCCCGCTTCTCGGCAAGAAACACGAGAATTGGACTCATATCGCCATGAAGAGCGATCCTATCATCGCTGCTCAGTTCCCTGAGAGCATCCCTAAGAAGGTCGTGTACGAGCTTTCTGATGTAGATCGTGCCATCTATGATTGGGCAGAGGAAGAAGCCCGCAAGCGTTATAACCCAGATAACCCGGTGGCCAACTGGTCATATATTGATACATTGCGCATGATCTGTAATACTACAGAAGGGCTAAAGAATAGTGAAGGGAAGTTTGCAAAAGAAATCGTCGCGGAATTCGGGAGTGACATTAGCATCCTCAACAGTACTAAGTACCAGCTGATTGAGAGCAACCTTGAGGCTTATGTAGAGAGCGGAGACAAGGTGGTTCTCTTCACCTTCTGGACCAATGGGACTTTGTTCCCCTATCTAGAGGCCCTCAAGAAGAAGTTCCCCGATATCCCTGTTCTTCCTATCTGGGGCGTCGGGATGGACAGCAACACGGTCACGAACAACATCAGAACTTTCAATACCGTCAGCGGACCAGCTATACTTATTACCTCAGACGTAGGACAAGAAGGACTTAATCTGTATGCCCCATATCTTTGGAATATCGAAGTACCGCGCACTTACTCGGATTACAAGCAACGAGCCAACAGAATCAACCGAGCAGATTCCAAGAGTAAAGGCATTAGCCACACTTGGATCTATAGGGCGGTCGCTGCTGATACGATTGAAGAGAGAGTAGACGCAAAGATTATTCGTCGCCGTGACGAAGCAGAGGCAATTCGTGGTACTGTTGATGAGAATGTAGATTTGCACAGCACAATCGACGTGACACCAAAGGGATTCCTTTGGGACTAGAAAGAGAAAGGGGGTGATGCCCGTGAACCAACACCAGAAGATTTTTTATTCCTCTAGGATTGGATAATTTTGCTAAAGAAAGCCATCACTTCAATTGTTTTATCATTAATATTAGTATTATCGCCACATGCTGCGTCAGCATCGACTAAGATTGTACTTAGCGCCGTTACACTGGCTAAGTGGAAAAAGGTCGCTGTATGCGAAGAAGGCGGTAATTGGAAGTATTTTAGTTATTGGTACCCGGATGCTCTGGGGATCGATAGACCGAACTATATTCAGTTCGGGGGCAACCCAAATAAACCAAGCAGTAGAGCTCAACAAATTCTTGTTGGGCAGAGATTCATAAAGTACTATAAAATGGGAGTACCCGATCAATACGGTTGCGCTCCATGGTAGAAAGGTAAAAATGGCCGTTAATAAATATGACCAAATCCACAGAGATGTTATGGACCTGCTCCTTAGCGGAGAGATGCACAGCACAATAGTTGGAAAGCAAATTACCTTAGGAGGGTCTGTAACCAATGACATCAAAGAGTCTGAGGAATTCACTGAATATATTGTAAATCTGTTGAAAAAGGCAGAAAACTTTAGAAAGGACAATGTAAAGAAGAGCAAAAAGTAGCCTTAGGTAACGAAGACAGCTATTCTAAAGCGTCTTCCTGAGGGCTGGGTCTTCCTCGGGGGTTGCAGTCGGCGTCATGCCTTGACTCCCCCCGAGGCCCTCCAGTAAGCTCCTACAAAATATTATGGGAAATAATCAAATTGACTACGGTTGGCAAAGAAATGCCGCTTGCGCATCGATGTCTGCTGAAAATTATGATAAATTCTACGCAATTCTGGGTAGAACGTCTAAAAAGGGTATCGAAAGCGTCTGTAACAGATGCCCAGTATATGAAGAATGTCTACAGCACGCCCTAAAGTACGAAGAGTTTGGGTACTGGGCTAGAACAACTGCCAAAGAACGCGTAAAAATGCGTAAAGAATTAGGCATAAAGCTTGTTGACATTGACTATGAAGCTATGCTAGAATATGCTGAATATATGACTAAGCAAAAGGTAGTCATTAGAAGCTATATGACTAAGCGTGGGCCAAAGGGCCCTAGGAAGAAGAAGGTAGAGTGCGACTCAGAATTGGAATCGTTGTCCCAGTATTAAACATGTTCGAACAAGCCGTAGATCTCATCTATAGCGCAAAGAGTCAGAACGAAATCAAGTTTTATCTTCAACCACAATACCGGTATCAAGTCCCCCTGGCCGCTGCATGGAATCGCGGCATCCGTAGCGCAATCGCAGATCAATGTGATGTAATTATCGTAAGTAACGATGATGTGTTGTTCGGGCCACAAAGTATTGATGAGCTCGCTAAGATTGCCCATGAGATGGAAGACAAGTACGTCATGGCTTTCCCGGTAGATGTCCTCGATGGTCTGAATGACCCAGCAGATATACTCTTCGGTGAGGGATGGAGACTGGGGATTGAGAATAAGGAAGACCAGTCATTTTCTTGTTTTGCTATCAAGCCAGACTTCTTTGAAAAGTGCGGAACTTTTGACGAGAACTTCGATCCAGCCTGGTGGGAAGATGCTGATATGAAATATCGTATCAAGCTCTTAGGCTATAAGACATTCCAGACTGATGTTCCATACGTGCACCTTCGCCATCAAACTACTATGAATTTAACGTTGCCCCTTAACTCTGTGAAGAGCGGAGAATATTATGTTAAAAAGTGGGGAAGTGCTAAAAAGGACTTGCGCGAAGCATATGCTAACCCCTATAATGATGTTAGAGTTAATCCAAAAGAGTGGAGACAGTTGTGAGCAAAATTAGAGTACTGGCCTGGGGAGATTACGCCTGCGGCACAGGATTTGGGACCGTGATGAGAAATATCATGGGAGAGATCTATAGTACGGGCAACTACGAGATCGATGTCGTAGGTGTTAATTACGACGGTGGTCCATACGATATGGAGAAGTGGCCCGGTACTCTCTGGCCAGCGATTAGCGCTCTACGTACACAAGGCCCGTACGGAGACGTGTTCGGTCGTCAAGTTTTCCTTGACATGCTCGCTCAGCGTGACTACGATATTGTTTTCATTGTTCAGGATACTTTTATTGTACTCCCGATTGTTCCTCAGATTCTTGAGTTGCAGAGAACGAAGCCGAATACTTTCTCAACTATCTACTACTACCCGTTTGACTGCGAGCCACGAGAAGAGTGGGTTAAGCAGTGTGTGTCTTCTTTCGACTACCCTGTAGCGTACACAGAGTACGCTAAGGCGGAGAGCCGTAAGATCATTGGAGCACTTGCTGATCGTCAAGATGTTATTTACCATGGTACTAACACGAGTGACTTCTACCCGGTTTCTCCCGAGCAGAAGAAGCAAGCTAAGGAAATGATTTTCCCCATGCTGAAGGACCGCTTCTTGATTACTAACGTTAATCGTAACCAGGGCCGAAAGGATATTTCCCGTAGCCTTATGGTTATGAAGGAGCTTCTAAAGATGGGTGTAGAGGACGCATTCCTTTACATGCACATGCAGGAGAGCGACTTCGGTGGTAGTGTCATGCAGATGGCTCGTGCAGTTGGTCTTGACCCCAACAAGGATTTCACAGTACCAGACCCTCGTCAGTTTGGTGCCCACAGTGGGTTCCCAATCGAGTTCTTGAATCAGATTTATAACGCTAGTGATCTGTACCTCACCACGACTCACGGCGAGGGCTGGGGTCTCAGCATCACAGAGGCTATGGCTACGAAGCTACCGGTAGTTGCCCCTGACAATACTTCTATCCCTGAAATTCTTGGTGATGACCGAGGTTGGAAGATTCCTAGTGGAACATCTGCGACTCACTGGATCATTAAAGAGAATGATAATGAGCGTATGCGTCCTCTTATGGATGTAGAGAAGACCGCAGAAACCATCAAGTACATTATCGACCATCCGGATGAGGCTGCTGAACGCGCTGAGAACGCCTACAATTGGATCATTGACCACACCTGGGAGAAGGTCTGTAAGCAGTGGTTGAATGTCTTTAATAAGGCAACCAACAAGGCTCGTACTGCTCGCATGTTTAAGGCACAGCAGAACAATGCCTAGGCGTATTGTAAGCATAACTCCTTTCTGCAACGAGACACACATTCTTGAACTACGTTTAGGAATCCTTGATGGTATTGTTGATCGTTTCTATACCATAGAAGCCGATAGGACTTTCACATACAAGCCTAAGCCCATGCTCGCTAGCACGGTTATTCATCCTAAGAATGTAGTAGTAGAGATCGAGATGCCGGAAGAGGGCGGATCCTGGACTAGAGACTATTATCAGAGAGATTATAAGGTAGATTTATCTGATTATGATGATGATGATATCGTTCTGATCACTGACCTCGATGAGATCCCTAGACCTGAGTCACTAGAATTTCTTAGAGATAACTTTGACCCAGATTACTCATACGCATTCTTGATGCTAACTCATCAATACTATTTGAATAATCAAAACATCACTGAGGGGTACATCGATAGGGCTAAAGCCTACAGCGTCAAGCAATACATGAGCCCAGACTTTAAGCCATCTTTGTTCAGATTCAACCAGAACGCCGACATCGTCTTACCCGAGGCTGGGTGGCACTGGACGTACATCGGTGATACTAATTTCATCAGAAACAAGATTGAGTCTTTTGCTCATACTGAATTTGATAATCCTTATATCAAGGATGGATTAGAAACTAGATTGCAGAATAACACTGACACGCTTGGGCGTGCTTTCGAGCTACAACTGGTTGATATCGATACTGATTTCTATCCAAAGTATCTCAGAGATAACAAGGACAAGTACAGCAAGTACATTAAGGAATTATCATGATGCCAATGAGTTTCAATGAATGGTTGCAGTACGGTATGGATAAAGGATACTGTTCAGAACAGTTTTGTTCTACACACGATATCCTTCCTCTGCACGAGAGCGAAGAAAAAGCTTGGGAAATCGGCGGGGATCCTTGTATGAATGTAGTTCGTCTTGGCTCCTATGATGACTGGGATATTAGTTAAAGGATAAAAATGAAGAAGGCTTTAGTTTTAGGTGCCGGTGGATTTATTGGTAGCCATATGGTTACTAAGTTGAAGAATGAGGGGTATTTAGTACGAGGAGTTGACCTAAAATTCCCAGAGTTTAGCGAGACTGATGCCGATGATTTTAGGATTAGTGATCTAAGGGACCAGCGTGAAGTTAGTAGAGCAGTTCTCCATATGGATGAACCGTTCGATGAGATTTACCAGTTCGCAGCGGACATGGGGGGAGCAGGATTTGTGTTCTCGGGTGAGAATGACGCAGATATTATGCATAATTCTGCCATGATAAATCTGAATGTTCTTGATGTCGTACAAAAAGCCAACGCCTTCTTTAGAACTAATAAGACAAAGATTTTTTACAGTAGTAGCGCGTGCATGTACCCCTCTCACAATCAATTAGATCCAAACAATCCTAATTGCAAGGAAGACAGCGCCTACCCAGCGAACCCTGACAGCGAGTATGGATGGGAGAAGCTTTTTAGTGAGCGTCTATACATGGCATACAGCCGTAATTATGGCATCCCAGTGCGGATCGCTCGCTTCCATAACATCTTCGGTGACAAGGGCACCTGGACTGGTGGCAGAGAGAAGGCACCAGCGGCGATGTGCCGAAAGGTGGCTGAGACCCCCGATGGTGGAACAATCGACGTGTGGGGAGACGGGGAGCAGACACGTAGTTTTCTGTACGTAGACGACTGCACCGAGGCTGTATACAGATTGATGCAGAGTGACTTCACTGGTCCGGTTAATATCGGTAGTGAGGAAATGGTTACTATCAATCAGCTTGTACAATTGGTTGCTAAGATCGCTGGGAAGAATATTAGCGTGAACCACATCGATGGTCCTCTCGGAGTACGGGGAAGAAACAGTGACAACGCTCTCATCAAGGAGAAGCTTGGTTGGGAGCCCTCGATGAACCTTGAAGCAGGACTTAACAAGACGTATCATTGGATTACATCGCAGTTGGAGAAATAATGCCTACAAAGAGAAAAATTACTTTGAGTAAAGATAAGGTTAGGAACAAGGATGTTTCTCACCTTAAAGAATATTTCACTTATAGGGGAGATGAATTCTACTTTGATCAGCCAGCTGGTGAGTGTGAGTTTAGGTTATATGCTGAGCTTTCAGATCTAGTCAATAATACAACAATCCTTGATATTGGTACACGGTACGGTGGTTCAGCTTTGGCACTGTCACATAACCCTAATAATCAAGTAATAACATATGATGTTGTTGAATGGGAATCTCATTCCAAGTTAAGAAAAGATAATATTGATATGCGTATCGGTAATTTTATGGAAGATAGTTCCATTGATTACAATGACGTTGATATTATTATGATTGATGTAGACCCTCATGATGGTTTGCAAGAGCCTCCCATGATTCAATTCCTTGAAGAAAAGGGATGGGTTGGTATCTTATTGCTAGATGATATTAGTACAGAAGGTACTAGGGGCAGCGAGGGGCAAATAGACCCATGGCCTGCAATCAGAGAGATGTGGGAACAACTGCCGTATGAGAAGTATGACGTTACTGATATTGGCCATTTTTCTGGAACTGGTCTTATCAATTTCGGGAATAAATTTGATTTTAAATTGGTAGGTTAATATGAGAGTACTAGTCCTAGGATCGTCGGGCCAGGTAGGTGCTTATCTCGTAGAGTATCTCGAGAAGAATGGCCATGAAGTAATAGAATTCGATATTGAAAGATCCTCAGAAGAGGACTTACGTTTAGATACTAACTCTCGTCTTATGATGTCGATGTCATATAGCGACTTCGTATTCTTCTTAGCATTCGATGTCGGTGGGTCTAGGTACCTTTCTCAGTACCAAAACACTTTTAATTTCATTAATAACAATTGCCGTATTATGGCGAATGTTTTTAAAGAGTTAGAAATGCATGAGAAGCCGTTTATTTTTGCTAGTAGCCAGATGTCCAACATGAATTATAGCCCTTACGGAGTTCTCAAAGCGGTCGGGGAACTTTATACGAAGAGTCTTAAGGGGCGTATCGTAAAATTCTGGAACGTATATGGTATCGAGCATGACATGTCGAAGTCGCACGTCATTACAGACTTCATTCTCAAAGCAAAGAATACCGGTGTCATTGATATGATGACCGACGGTGAGGAAGAGAGAGAGTTCCTCTACGCGGAGGATTGTTGTAGAGCTCTAGAGCAAATTATGTATAATTATAATGAGTTCGATGAGAATACTGAGCTGCATATTACTAGTTTTGAAAGCACAAAAATAATTGATGTGGCACGCATCATTGCCGACCATTTTGGTGCTATAATGGTACCGTCAGAGAATAAAGATTCTGTGCAGATGAACAAAAAGAATGAGCCCGATAAGACGATTTTGACTTATTGGCGACCAAGTACTACAATAGTTGAAGGCATTAATAAAGTGATCGAGAGCATGGAAAATGAATAACAAAGTAGCAATTCTGACCCCTACGTTTGGTAGGCCGCATAAGATCCAAGCTTATATCGACAACGTTCGAGAGACTACGGACATGAATTTGGCGGAGATTGTCTTTATTGTTGAGGATGACGATACAGAGGTGAAGGAACTTTGTCAGCAATCCGGAGAGATCACTCTGATTAATACTAGAAAGCGTAGCTTCGCCGGAGCCATCAATACGGCTGTCCGCCAGCTCGATAACCAGTATTTCCTGGGCTCTAGCGATGACTTCTATTTCCATCCTAATTGGCTACCGCCTCTCCTCGCCCTGACTGACCAGTACGGCTTCATTGGGACTAACGATCTGGGTAGGAATGACAACCTGGCTACGTGCTATTTCGTGAATAGGAATTATCTTTCCCGCTGTGTTCCAGACTCCCCAGAGGATCTGGTTTGTGAGGAGTATCTCCACAACTTTACCGATACTGAATTGACGGAAGTTGCGATGTCCCATGGAGAATTTTATCACTGCCACGAGTCCATCACTGAGCACATGCATCCTGTATACTCTAAGGCACCGTATGATTTGACGTATGCCTTGCAGGAGGGAACGTGGGAGCATGACGTAAAACTGTTCGAAGAGCGCTCTAAGATGTGGAGAAAGGGAGATTTTACTCCCGATAAGTACGTACATAAGTAAGAGAAAGGAAAGTAGTGACAGAATGGGTAGAGATTGAACCACATCTGTGTGAGTGTGGTTGCGGCACTTTTATAACAAAAAAAAGTAAGCTTTCTCAAGGAAGATTTGTTCAAGGTCATGCATTCAAATCAGCAATCAATCTGGTACCAGACCCAGATTCGCTTTTGCCAGAAGAGTATGATAGAATTAAAAAGATCCCCGCTTGGAAAGCAATGATGGAAAACATGCAGGAAATCACGACGCAAGTACTTAATGGTAAACAGGTGTTGAGCTACGGTCTATTAGAAGATTTAGACTGATGTTTTTAGCTCCTGTGGCGCAATTGGTAGCGCAAGAAACTTTTAATTTCGAGATTGTGGGTTCGAGTCCCGCCAGGAGCACCCGAACGAAGCAAATACCGTAGACACAGAACACCTGGGTAAGTGTATAAAATGCCCATCATGCTCCATAGCCCAATGGTA